CAGGTGTACAGTAGCCAGGTGTACAGTAGCCAGGTGTACAGTAGCCAGGTGTACAGTAGCCAGGTGTACAGTAGCCAGGTGTACAGTAGCCAGGTGTACAGTAGCCAGGTGTACAGTAGCCAGGTGTACAGTAGCCAGGTGTGGCCGTAGGTACAGTCAAAGGTCGTGGATTTGTCAGAAAATTAAATATAAAATAAATAATAATATAAAAATTATTATTATTTATTTTATATTTTGTTCCACTATACAGGGGTACAGTGGAGATCAGACACCCCTTCTTTCTTTTCCAATCCCAACTCTAATTTAATTATTCTCAACCCTTGTTTAATTTTTAATAACAAAGAAATAGGACAATCAATTTTATAGACGTTGGTTCTATCTCAACCCTTGTTTAATTTTTAATAACAAAGAAATAGGACAATCAATTTTATAGACGTTGGTTCTATCCCAACCTTTGTTTAATTTCTAACAACCCAGAAATAGAATTACCAATCCATAAAAGGTGGTTCCCTATTTAATTTCTAACAATTAAGAAATAGAAATAGAAATCTATGGAAGTTGGTTCCATATATAACTAAGAAGTTGTTCGTTAAGGAAATAAAAGATGATTACTTTTCATAAATGGTTAGAAACATTAGTTTTAGAGGCATCATTAACTTGTAAAAACGGCCATTCTTTTAACATACCCGATTGGTTAAGAGATAATACTATTTTTTGCCCAAAATGTAAAATAGTCGTACAAAGAAGTCCAAATGAAAAACAGGGAGAAACCCGTGTTGAAATTAAAAAGAGTCCATTGAGTGGAAGACCAGCGACTCTTGAAGTTTCTTTTCTTTATAATGCAAAAACACAGCAAATTATAAAGATAACCCAGATAGTGTTTATTGTTGTAAAACACAACCAACGTCATAAAGTGGATCAATCTGAGGCAAAACAATATGTGGATGGCTGTCCTGAGATCAAACAACAGGTTGAAAAGTGGATTAAAGATAGAGTAAAAGCAGATTTATACAATCAAGAATTAAAACAAAGTCCCAAACCTTGGCCACCGACCCCATGAACACCCCCTGTAATCGCTCAGGATGCCCCAGGATTAAAAGTTATATAAAACATGTAAAGAAACACCAAAAGTATAAAAGGAACTAAATCAATGCGATTTAAGCAATGGCTAGAAGAAATTAATAAATTTGACTATGAGGGAGATCGAGTAGAAAAATACTTTACAATTGGTCATGGAGAGGAGCGTACAGTGATATGGGCATTAATAAACGGTGAGATGCGGGTATATGTAGCGAATTCAGGGGAAAAGGAGTCACATGGAACGATTTGGGGACATCAGATCACAGACAGGGGATTTAAGGGTCGCTATGAGCCAGATACGGGGAAATTGAGTGTAGTAATTCCATCAGCCCTGTATCAGAATCCATATTTAGACGAAAAGAAATTAGGATTAAAGGTAAAGGCTGCAATACAAACAGATATAATCCCTGCATTAGAGAAGCGATTTAGGAAGCGGATTGAGCCAAAAGATGTGGAGATATTTTGATGAGTTTTCGATTATGGTTAGAGGAAGATTATAGGGGGAATCATGAGGCACCTAGTTCTGCGCATTCACCTCTTCATGATTTAAGTGGTACTTATCCTGATGACATATATGGACCTGAAGGAGCGAGATTTTATGGGACAAGGGAGCCATATGATTACGAGACAATATCAATTATTAAACAAGCTAGAAACAAGCCGAACATGCCCATTAAGATTTATAGGGCTGTTCCTGCTATTATAACGAATCAAGAAAAGATTAATGACTTAGAGCAGCAGAAAAAATACATTTTAAAGCATGGCAAGATGCCAGCACATATTAAGAACAATGACAGGTCAACATATTACGGATTTATCAGTGATGAGTTAGATAAATTAAGATTATTACCTACAGAAAAGAGGGTTGGTATAAATGCGGGTGATTGGGTGACTATTAATAAATCATATGCGGTGGAGCATGGTCGGAGTCAGTTTGGCAGATACAGGATAATCAGCAAGACAGTACCAGCGAGGACATTACATACATTTGGTGACAGCATACATGAGTGGGGATATAATCCATGATTACTATACTATAACATGATTACCAAAGAACAAAAAAAATTGATATTAACAAAGTTATCGGGAATTGAGGGTCGGACATTGGTATTAGACTATTTAACCAAGGTGGGGGCAACAGGGCATCGCACATTAGTATTTGAGACTGCTTTACGGGATTTTCTTTTAGAGCTTGCTGAAAAGGTTGAATAATTACTATTGATTTAATTTCCTCAAAATTTGTAATAATTCTTGTTTATCTCTATCATTTCCATTTCCACTGTTTACTTTTTTAGAGATATCTTGTACAGAGCGATACATTCTATCAATTTCTTGGCTATCTAGGTCGTCAACGATATCGCCATGACCTTCCGTTCTTAATTTTTGTTTAGTAGCATCTAAAGACTGTTTAATTTTTTGTGTCATTCTTCGTAGTTCATCAGTTTGTGAAGGTCTTGTGAGCAAATTTAAGCAACAAATGGGACCGAGTCATTTTTACGGACCTTATAAATTAGAACAAATTCCACAATCTCTACAGCAGGCATGTGATATAACGGGTGAAGACACGGAATATAAGATTGAGATAGGGCGATTTGATTTTGGCAGAGAGAATCCACAAGACATTGTTATGGGTATTAACTCTTATTTTTGGCAAAGGGTTTAAGTTTGATACAGCCATACCTGGGGCAGCAGAAAGAAACAAACAATTAGAGCTTGATCCGATGGCCAAGAAAAGAGGATTTATTTCATGAATGACATGATTATTTTGACAAAAATGAACAAAATATAGCAAAAAATGAATTAGACATACTATATAAGTATGTCATGAAACTAATTCGCTCAACTAAACTCACACTCAAATTTGTCAATAAAAGTAAAAAACAACAATTACTACTCATTCTAACTGAATACAGTAAGGTTGTCAATTTCTTTATTGATTTGTTTTGGGAACAACCAATTTCAAAAAGACAATTATTAAAAACAGTATTGGCAAAAGCAGATACTTGGCTTTGTGCCAGAACACGTAAGGTTGCTGCAAGGGAAGCCATTGATATGATTCGCTCTGCAAAGGAAGTTGCCAAAACTCGTAGCGAAGAACAAGAAAAAGAAGTCTTGCCATTAAAACCAGTGCATCACGGTAATCGTATGTGTTTTTCTTCTATGAATGTAAGATTGGAAACCAGTAAAACAAAACATTTTGATGCTTGGCTTCATTTATCTTCCATTGGTAATAAAACCATCATTGATTTACCCCTCAAAGGGCATAAACACCTGAATAAAATTAAATCAATGGGTAAGAGATTGGAGTCATACATTATTACGCCTAATTATGTTCAAGTTTGTTATGAAATAAACACAGGGACAAAGTTAAATGATGGTGAAATGATTGGAATTGATACAGGGATTAATGCTTTGGCAACATTGGACAATGGACAACAATACGGCAAAGATGTTAAACAAAAGATTGAAAGAGTAAAACGATGCAAACATGGAAGTAAAGGACAACAAAAAGCTCGTAGGGCCTTGAAGCAATACATTGATGAGACTGCGAAAATAGTCACGAAAGACAAGCGTTTGGTAGTGGTTGAAAAATTACGCCAAATGAATTACAAAACAAAACTCAAACGTCGCTTGAGCAAAAATATGCGACGATCTCTTGGTACATGGAATTATCGTTATTGGTTGATGCGGGTAGAAGCAGCTTGTGAGATTGGACGTTCCAGCTTCAGAAGCGTAGCCCCACAATATACCAGTCAACGATGCCAAGCATGTGGTCATACCGAGAGGGGAAATCGCAACGGAGAGATGTTCAAGTGTCGGAGTTGTGGTCATACTGACAATGCTGATGTTAATGCAGCCAAGAATATCTTGTTACGATTTACTTGCGGACAATACGGTGCCGCATTCAAACAGAAAAATGGTAAATTTAGGGAATCTGCTGTTGAGCAAGTTTCATGACAACCTAGATTTACCTAGATTTTTCTGAACGGTTGGCTATTTTATCCTCTGTGAATTTAAAGTCTTTAATAAGTCGATGAGTAACACTCACGGCAACAAAGTAGTTGTTAATTATTCGCATTAATACTTTTTTTCTACTTGGATCTTGGTATTGTGGTTTTTGAGCATAATCTTTTGTAAAGGTTTGTTCTGCCCATTGTTTTGCATTTGCCAAATCTTGTTGGTTTGGTGTTCTTATTTTTAAAAATTTGTTTTTAATTTCCATGAATCGGCTGTTAGCTTCATCTTCTTGCGATTGGTTACAACGCTTCGGCGAAAGCCACACCATCTACTGATGTTCGCCCTGTGAGCGGTGACGACCGAGCCGTAGGCGAGGGAGACAATGCGAACTAGGGCGAACCCTTGGGGTGTGGTAAGCCGAAGCATAGTGGAAGTCAGTCCAGAAATTATTTTGGAAATCGGAGGATTTTGTTGCTGAAATTTGTTCCCGCAGTAACTAGATAAGTGCGTGGACAAAAGACTCAGCCAACGCAAAGCGACACAGAAACGAAGGAAGACCCAGACCTGTAAGGTCTATGAGGCGAAGATTGACCGCTCTCACCTCTCCGCTTCTGCTGTCAGTCATTTGTCCAGTTTGTTCAAGGAAGCAAAGTGGTTTTACAACTTCTGTCTCTCCCACGACGATGTGGATGAAGTGGACACAAAACTCCGTACTATCCCCGTCAAGGTTGGTGATAAGGATAGTGACGAATATGAAGACCGAGACTTGTCCGTCCTTCAAGCCCAAATGAAACAGGGGATACAAACCCGACTCTTCGGTTCGTTGATGAGTCTTGCCGCCTTGAAGGAAAAAGGTTTCAAGGTTGGACGATTGAAGTTCAAGGGAGCAGTCAATTCCATTCCATTGAAGCAATATGACAAGACCTACTTCATTCGCAACGGCAAGGTGCGGATACAAGGACTGAAACAATGGTTGAGAGTCAATGGACTTGACCAAATCCCTGCCGATGCGGAGATTGCTAACGCTACGCTGGTTCGGAGGCACGGAGACTTCTACATCCATGTGACGACCTACCAAGAGAAGGAAGTGAAGGTTGTTCCCAATGCCGTAATAGGAATTGACTTTGGTTGCGACACTCAACTCACTTTCTCCAACGGCGTGAAGGTCAAGTTCCAAGTTCCGCCAAGCAAAAGGTTGCGTCGGCTTGACCGCAAGATAATGCGACGAGGGAAGAAGGCACGCTCCAACAACAAGACCAAAGACCAAATCAAGAGACAGAAAGAATACGAACGAGTCACCAACAAGAAGAAGGATATTAGGCACAAATTGGTGAGTGCCATCACGAACAACTATCGGTATGTTGCGTTTCAGGATGATTCCATTCACGCATGGGCGATGGGTGGTCATGGGAAGAAGGTTCAACATTCGGGGATCGGCGGAATACTCTCCGACTTGAAGCACAAGTCGGTAACGCCCCTTGAAGTGGACAAGTTCTTTCCTAGCACCAAACTTTGTCCGCAATGTGGAAAGAAGAACTCACCAACGCTTGCCGATAGAACATACGAATGCGATTGTGGTTTCGTCATGGATAGGGACTTGAAATCAAGCATTTGTATTGAGAACGAAGGATTGAAACAAATACCTACGGACTGTAGGGAATTTACGCTTGGGGAGATTTCGACCTCTACTTTCATGGGTGCATTGGCTAATATCCACGGCATTCATGTAAGCAAGTTGGAGTCGTTGAACCAAGAAGCCGCAGCACGCAGTGGACATGAGGATGTAGGGAGTGAGCGTAAGCGAACGACCAAAGCCTCATGTCGGCTTGCCCTGCGGTAAGTCACTTGGATCTGCTTGAGCAGGTTGATTCATTCCTGCTAATGTAGATGCTCCTAAAGTTGCTGCTAGTACACCTTTTTTAGCCCAATCTTTCCAACCTTCATCAATAAATTCTGGATGTTGTTCAACGAGCCATATTTCGAAATTTTTCATATATTCCTAACTTATTATAATTTTACCTTACTTGTATAATTTCCGCAATATTTGTAAGTATCGAGTGATTTCCAAAGCTTGTTTTTCTAGTTCATCAAATTGAGTTGCTACTTGCGGATATCGTTCTGCAACTTCAGAGAGCGAAGATCTAAAATCATTTCCTATTGTTATCAAATCAAAAAGGTCGGCATATAAGCTGCCCGAGTTTGCTACCTCACCTAGATATTTTTTCCAAGTTTTCATTATTTTATTTCAATTGCCATTTATGAGGTGTAGCTCTTTGTTCGCCAGACATATTATTTCCCAACAAATTAGCAGCTTGTTCTAGGAGTTTAGTGGCTTGTTGAATTTGTTGATTAAATTCTTTAAAACTTGGATCAATACCGAAGGTTGTACGGATTTGAGTAGCGAGAGATTGTATTTGATGTTCAGCACCAGCAATAGTGGTAGGTTCTAGAGCAGGTCCATCAATACTTGGTCTGTAGATATCATTTTCAGTAAATTGATAAAATGTTTTCATAATAATATATATTATTATGAAAACATTTTTAGAATGGATAGAGGCTAACAATTTAGAAGAGGGATTAGGGAGAAATCTTTTAACATTAGGTTTAATGGGATTAGGAAGTTTGGGGGCAGCGGGTTGTAGTGACAACAAATGCGTTAAACAGAATCAACCAGCAGCGGCGGTTCAACAAGATCAAATAAACATAAATTTAGGTGGTGCTAGAAAAGTTACAGCCATCCTTAATGCTGGGGAGGATAATGGTAATGGAACGGTGAGATTTTTAGGAAGTAAATTATCTTTTAAAAGCAACAGTGATTTAGCGAGTCAATATGCTAAGACAGCGATTTTAAAGGCAGCGGGGTTATCTCGTGGTCACATACAAGAATTTGAAATTACTGGGACACAACAGCAGGGGAATTGGATTATTACTAATTTTCAATGGACGGGTGTAAAGTGAAAGAGGAGATTTATCCTTTTACGGCGAATATTAAGAATCATGATGGCAAGTCTGTAACTATTTACATTGATCCCAACAAAAAAGAATTAGACAAATTAGATTTTATGGACGGTGTACGAGCATTATTAGACGTTAAGAATTGTTATGCATGGGCAAATGCTTTTCATGCAACAATAATGAGGCAACTTAGTTTAAGCAATGCCATTCCAGTTCTTCTTTTTTATGATAACCAGACAGAGATATATGTAATGGTTACAGATGCAAGCAGAAGTACGTTATGGCATGAGAATCCCAAAGTTGCTGTAGCGATAAGAAACCATCCTTATATAAGAAAATGGAAGAAGATAGAGATAGGTTATTACAATGAGGACATTGTAGGAGATTGGGAAAAAGCGAAGACATTTAAAGAGTGGTTACATACGAATCATGCCGAATTAGGGCGAAGATATCCTAAGATAAGAGGGTCGTCGGATCTTGTGGATGGCCGCAGAGTATCTGGAAACGTAGACAACACAAGTTCAATAGGTGCAAGTTTAACAAATTGGGTAGCGATGTCGGGTATACGGCGAATACCAGCGAGTGATTTTGAGGATTGGAATTCTGGATATTTCCCAGATTGTAGGGCAGATGAACAACAAAAAGTTAAAGAATTGGTAGCCCAGATACAGAAATCTAATAGAATATCCCCATTGATAGTGGTGATAGATGCCAAAGGGCCATATGTATTAGAGGGAGTGCATCGTTACGACGCCTTAAAGATATTGAAAGCAAATTGGGTTCCAGCATTAATTGTGATAGATCAGGATGAGGTTGAAATATGAATTTTAAAGAGTGGTTATTTAGATCAGAGAATTATAATAAGAAAATTAGTTATAATATTTATAAAAATCCAGACAAAGCAGAATTATTAGAGACATTGGAGAAAGACAAAAAAATTTCAAGGGCTATGTGGGATGAAGATTATGCTGGTAACGTAAGAGGGCTTTTAGTTGGAGAAGACATATATATTTGGCCTGAAAACGCAAGTATGCATTATGATATGGCAAGGGAGTACGACCTAAATTACAGAGTAGCATTTTATATTAATGACTGGTTAAAACTTAATGGAAGCCACGGCGATTTAAGTAATGTAGAGAGGAATCCTAATTACATCAGAATGATGGATGGGTCAGAAGCAACATCTTCACCATCTTCTTTTACGACAAGGACTTGGAAAGACGTAATGAGAAGGCCAACGAAGGTTGAGCCGGGTGGGGCTTTTGCATTACCATATGAATCTAAGATTCCAACAATAGTTTCTCCAACTATAAGATAAGAAAATGCTTTGTCCCCATGCGGCAGAGAGTCCAGGCCACATCAGCGAGATCGTGGTGAAAAGGTGACACTCTGAGCCAGGGGTCCATTTTTTCATTTCTTTTAATTTTAATAATCTCCACCGAAGGTTTTAGCTCGTCATTAATATAACCTAATCTATATTGTACAATTTCTTTTACGATTTGTCCACTTATATTTTTTTCTTCAATTTTACCACTTCGACCAGAAGCATCGTGACCAACGTCTGTTAAAAGCAGAAGAAAGATAAAAATTAAAGTTAAAAATCCCCGATCCCCAATTATTATTCCAACAATCAGAATAATTTGTCCAAGCAGGGTATAATGGTTTTTTAATAATTTTCATAAATAAGCATATATACTTTTAACTTTTAAGGAGAGGAAACATGGGAGCTACAAGCGTAACAGGCGTATCTGGAGTAGGTTCTGCTGAAGGTCATACAAAGGGACCGAATAATAGTCGCAATACATATGTGCCATTAGTTGGCCCAAGAGTTATAGCTGCTGGTCATGGTCAATTATCTACTGGAACATTGGTAGTTTATATGCCAACACCGATACCTAACGGTGCGAATTTAATTTTATCGGTTACAGAGATATTGGTTTCATCAGCAGTCACAAGTGATGCAGCCACTATTGGAGATGTAACATTAAACGTAGGTGGTGACTTAATACAGTTTACCATTAAAGGGACAAATAATAATTATGTTAATTGGCTAGTTGTTAATCCTGGATTTTTCATTGGTTAAAAATAGTTTATTAAAATTGTTTCATCCAATGGTGTAATATCTTGATCTAATTCAAAGACAGCTTCAACACAAATTTCATAATCTTTTAAAAACTCTTCATAGGTAGGAGGAATAATTAGTTCGCTTTTTGTTATTGCACATTGTCTGTTTTTGGCAAGTTGTTCATCAATATACTTGTCACTTTGTTCAATATATTTATTGGTATTATTAATTTGGTCAACAAACACTTTAAATTCTGTTTTTAATTGTTCGTCGGTAAAAGAGAGTCTAAGTTTGTCACGGGCATTTATTTCATTTTCAGCCTTAACCAAATAGATCTGATCCGCTGTGACTTACCGCAGGGCAAGCCAGCTCCCTCGCCTGCGGCTCGGTCGCCACCGCTCACGGGTCAAACATCAGTAGATGGTGTGGCTTTCGCCGAAGCGTAGTAACATCACAAACCACATAAGTTTTCATTTTAATAGTTCTGTTTTGTTTCTAGAATTTAGAAGGAATGGAGTGGGATCACGCAAAGCATCGCAAAAACCTTGTGATGCGGTTGTTATTCCAGGAGCATAAAGTTCGATATGTAACATGTAACAGGAATGTCCTTGAATATCTGGTCTTTCTTTTACTTGTGGCAGGACACGGGTAACGGAACCAATTGCTTCACCTTTTCTGACGGAATAACCTACAATCATTTTAGGATTAACCGCAATTTCGCCATATAAAATTACACCAGTGGCACCTTCAACAAGAATAGCATCAGTGTTGAGCCACCAAGAAGAATTATCTTGGGGTCCAGTAAAATGTTCAATACCAACAACTATTCCAGGTTCAACGGCGTGAACGACATTACCGTCATATGTATAAAGATCTACACCTGTATGTTTTGAATGTTTTCTTTGGACTCCAAAGGCCCCTGGATGATTTTCAACAGGGATTTTTGGGTCTAGAACGTCTAAGGGAAACCGCCATTTGGTAGCTTCTTTTAACGTATTAATAATGTCGAGGATGAGTGCCATTGCTCCTTCTCCATCATCCCCACAAGCCAATTTTTACTAATTGGTTCAACTAGATAAACATTTCCAAAATCTTTCACTTTGGACAGATGTTCTTTAGTAAGTGGATGCAAATACATATTGGTATTTGCGGTGGGCGCTAAGATAATTGGTTTATTCCAATCCCATGCTCTAAGGATGCTAGTAAGTAAATTATCACAAATACCATTTGCCATTTTGGCAAGGGTATTCATGGAGCATGGTGCAATAACAAGGACATGAGCCCATTTTCTTAATTCTATATGCAGGACTGGGTCATCTTTTTGCCATTGATTATCCCATCCATTAGGTCTTTCCCATCGCCATTCATCATCATCTGTATACATATCTTCCCAGAAATTCATAAATTTCAAGGCACATGGAGTAGTCACAATTTTCACACTTCCCAACTCAGAAAGTGCTTGTCTTGTTTTTTCATAAAGGGTGGTAGCGACACTACCCGTTAGACCTAAAATAATGTTCATTTCCAAGACCTAGACCTAGACCAAGACCTAGACCAAGACCAAGACCAAGACCAAGATGAAGACCAAGATAAAGACCAAGGCCAAAATGGGGACTCAGAATTTATTTTTTGAAATAATTTCATGTAAGCAACTACTCCTTAAATTCTTTTGCCCATCTTGCGGTGCGGCAGATTTTACTAGCGACGTGATTAGGATTATCAATTACACCTTTTTCCAATCTCATTGTATAATCTTTGCCTTTTTGCACAAGATGGAGGACATGGTTTCCTTGAACAATGGATAGCCAATCATTAGCGACTACAATATCGCAATCATTATCTTCGATGCTTTTTCTGGCAGCGGCGATTAATTCTTCTTGGGTAGCACCTACAAGTAATTTAAAGCCGACAAGTAGGGTGGTTGGACACCATTTTTTGACTTGACTAATTAATTTTGGAAGTGGTTTAAGATGGATAGAGAGAGCGTCATTTGAACGAATTTTACCATCAACTACATTTTCTACCCCATAATCGGAGACAGCAGCAGCAAGGACTGTAATATCTGGTTTTTGTTCTACTAGAATTTTTTCTAATAAAGCTGCATATTCATCAAAGGTTTTGTAGATATGTTCAGTATATTTATCTTTTGCGAAATTCCAAAGACCATGAGCATCCAGTAATTTTCGCATATTAGTTTCATAGTCACTGGATAGGTTTAGATCAATATTTACGGTGAATGGGGAGTTGGATCGTTTAGCTCTAAGAAAGATAACTTCTTCACCCAATAAGAGTGTTTCATGTGCCAATTGCGCACCAAATGTTCCTTGGCTCATATTGGTGATAGATCTAACTTGGTCGATTTTAATCTTTGTTCCGCCAGAAGTGATAAGAACTTTCATTTTTTAAATCCTATTTTTGTTTTATTTTTTCCATCTGTTGATATTTCAACATCATCTAGCCATTCAGATTTTCGGGTTCTGTTGTCCCACCATACAACTTGATATTGAATTCTTCCGCAATATAATGCAATACCTATAATTGTTGCAGGAAATCTATCGCCACCTAATCCTATCGTTACTTCTTGATTAAGACTCAACACAATTATTTCACTCATGTTAAAACCTTTTTAAATTCATTGTGAAAGTTGTTTTTTCTTCACTATCTGACATAGCATTAATTAGAACCTGTGCCTCAAAAACTATGTTCTGCATACGATGACAAACTAATAACGCACTAACAAAATCGTTGTTCCACAAAGTTTTGCCATAGTCCCTTAGTTCTTTTAGGTGTTCTAGGTAGGTATTCATACTTTTTTAAATCCAATTTTTTATTTTATGCTCGTCTTTTATTGGAAATATTTCAACTTTTTCACAAAGTCTAGGATTTGCTTGGCATGTAACTCATTAAATACGGTTCTATTTTCATCATCAGGATCTTGTGGATCTTGTTGAGTATTGGTGTAAACATCTGCAAACGACAATTGCAAGCAATCTAATTGTTGTGTTTTATTTATTTTTGGCCAATCGGTATGAGAGTCAATAGAAATGCAAATCCACGGTTTATCGAATGTGAATTTTTGTGCTTCAGATTTTGACAAGATTAAAATTTTTCCGAACCGCATTAAAGAAGCCCATCTACGAATGTGATTATTCCTTGTTTTTCCATTTCTTGAATTTGCATGTCAAGGTCATGTCCTTCTGGTGTAGACCAATTTACTTCTACCCACAGAAGTTTAAATTCGTCAGCTAATTCTCTTTCAGCACATTTTATTTTCTTTTTTGTGTATGTAATGTTATTGGTGAGCCTGGAAACTTCTTGCCATACTTTAGTGGCGTGTGTGAGGTATTCTTTTTTCTCTTTTTTGCCTTTATTACCTTTCGAAAATGTTATTGCAGGGTCTAGGTAAGGTTCCATAGCAGGCAGATTACAAATTTTTGCAACGATTTCTTCACATTCTTTAATTTCGGTTTCCCACTCAATAATTTTTGTGAATGGGTTATCACAAATTATTGTAGCATATTTGGAGTTTTTTGTGAGGGTGAGTGGGTCTGGATGACCTCTACCACATGCTTCACAATGTTTTATATCTTCGGGTTTCCAAGCAATTACGAAGCTACTGCTGGAGCTATTTGAGACAAAACCTAGTCTAAATTTCATAATACCCCCATTAGTGTGGCAATTCGCCACATGAAAACAAAAAGGAATGGCCGAAACCATTCCTCATTATACCACATTTATCACAACTTGTAAAGCTAAATTACGGAGTGTTTGGGTTGTCTTTTACGATATCCAGACCAAAACCAACAGTCAACACTTCGTACATAAATCTACCAACTTGGCCAGTAGAGCCAGATATGGTTGAATAAATGTCAAAGTGGTCAAATTGGTCATTTGTGTCATCATTTTTTACAACATACCAAGCAGTTGCTCGAATGTCGAGTTCATCTCTAGTAAATGGTGTGAGCATGACGACATATTCTGTTTCGCTTTTTGGAAGTGGACCTTCTGGAAAGTAGACAGTTGCTTGTCCCGCATATTGGTCTGTAGCATGTGCTGTTACAACTTCCCCAGCCATTACTACGTGTGGACAGAGTTGTGGAACGAAGAAATTTCGTCCATTGCTTGGTCCCTTGAGACCTGAGTTTGTAGCCGATCCTAATCCTACGCCTGTTACTGAACTTGCTCCCATGATATATTTTCTCCTTTTATGGTGTGTTTGGGTTATCTTTAACAATATCGAGACCGAAACCAATTGTTGTTACTTCAAACATGAATCTACCAATATCTTCGGTTTGTCCGCTAATTGTTGAATAAATGTCAAAATGGTCAAATTGGTTATTTAAGTCATCGGTTTTAACAACATAGTAATTTGTGGCAACAATATCGCCATCTTCTCTCACTAATGATGTTAGCATTACAACATAATGCACTTCACTTTTAGGAAGTGGTCCTTCTGGGAAATACACAGTGGCTCTTCCGCCAGCTTCTCCCCAAGGAGTTGTTTCAACTTCGCCAGCCATAACAATGTGTGAACAAAGTTGTGGGACAAAGAAATTTCGTCCATTACTTGGACCCTTGAGACCAGACTTTTCAGCCGATCCTAACCCTACGCCTGTTACTGAACTTGCTCCCATAATATTTCCCTATGTTAAAGTCTAAATTTATATATGAACACAAAATTAATTTAAAAGTAAAATTTTTCCAAATGTCATTTAGTCGTCCTTACATCACATTCTGTATCGTGTTCGCAGATATATTCACAATACATATCACGCATCAGCCAGGCGTATTTTTCAATAAAATCCGCCACAGCATCTTCCTTATTTTCTATATGATTAAACCATTTGTGCTTATCAATGTGTCTATTAACAACATTGATTTGAGTATTAAGGAAGTCGATAAAATGGGGGCAAATACTCATATTCCCTCCTACTAAATGAGAAGACACCATTTATATATTACCTCAGTGAAAACAAAAAGCAAGAAAAATTTTTTGGATTACTATAATAGTATCGACCCTAGACTTATAAAAGCTGGGGTACTGACCGTAATAGTTCGGCAGTAGAAAACAAAAGGAGATTTTTATGAACCGTAATTTGATGTTGAGAGACCAGTTATTTTCGCCGCTTGAGTTAGTGTTTGATGACTTCTTTAGTAATTTTTGGAAAAATGGATCTTTAGATAAGATCAAGGCTACTGCTGGCTATCCAAAAATGGACATTGGTAACGAAGGTAGAAATTTTGTAATTCGTGCTGCTGTTCCAGGAGTTAATGCGGAAGATTTGAAAATAGAATTAGAAAATTCCACAGTTAGAATTAGTGGAAGAATGGCAGAAGAATATTGCACTCCTGAAAATCACCCTTACTATGTTAAAGAATTGTGCAAACGAACATTTTCTAGAACAATTACACTTCCAGAAAATGTAAGTGGTGATCCAGAAGCGACAATTAAAGATGGCATCTTAGTTTTGAAATGGGAGATACCGGAGGAGGTGAATCCTAATGCTCCCCGAATTATTCAAATTAAGAAAGAATAATTCTGTAACTAAACACAGGGGACTAATTTTAGTCCCCTGTGTTTTTGTTGAACCATTGTAAAAAAAGACGATAAACCTTTGCATAAGCTCGTCCAAAAGCAGGTCCATGATCGTCTTTATCTGAACTATGCCAGGAGAGACAATGACTTGCCTCATGACACACAACTTCCATAGCAAAAATTTCTGGAAGATTTTTATCCACACGAACTAAATATTTTTTTCCATAATAACAACAATCTCCCAAAGTGTTTTTTGGACACTTGACTCGTCTTACAGAAAAACTTACAGATAATTTATTTTTTAAAAATCGAACTAGCGAGTAAAATCTATTTTTTTCAACATATGCTGGCAATTGAGAATATCTGTTATTTCGCATTATGCCTCCTTACAAGTTCATAATGTATTTAGAATTAAAAAAGCACAGATTATTCGCATTTGGAAATAATTTGTGCTTTTAAATTGTCGCAAGTCGTTTTGTAGTAATGACTTACATCTCATTCGTCTTCATTGTTTACTGGCAACATTTTCATAAATTTTTCAATTTCCATGTCATCTAGGGCCTTTGGTTTTAATAAATCAGGAAATTGTGCAACATCGTCAAAACTAGCCAAGGGGTTATCATGATCGGCAAAAGTTTTAACATGGACAGCCCATAAGGGTCGTTTATTTCTGACACGACCTTTAGAATCGGTTATGTTAAACATTTCTACCCAATCTTTAAGTTGGTCTTTTGATAAACCAGTTCCTTTAAGTGCTTTCAGGAATCTTGGTCGATCTTGTGGAGTAAATTCTTTTAAAAACAACAGGAACAAGACGGCTCTTCTTTCTTGATCGGACCAACCAGTTTGTTTTTCCGCTCTTGAAGATGCCAAAGTATCAGCTACTTTTTCAATTGGGTTATTTTGTAGTAACCATGCTAATGCCAAAGACTTATCTCTTTGTTGAGAAAATTGTGGAGGAATATCCATATTAATTTCTATATCAGGAAACAATTTTTTCATAAGCCCTTGATTTTGATATAATTTAACATAACGTTTAATATCGGTATCTGGATGTAGCAAACCTTTTAAGAATTCATCTCTTATTTTGGTCATTTCAACACCATCTAAACCTTTATGACGTTCCATTGCTTTTTTGATATCTGGATCTAAATCAGCATATTTGCTAAATCTAGAGTGGAATCTAACTGTTCTTAAAACCCTAGAAGGATCTTCTTTAAATCTATCTTCTGCTTTTCCAACGGCTCTTACCAATTCATTATTAACATCGTGCCATCCTTGTTTAGTTGGATCAAATAGTTTACTATTTTCGCCATCTGATTTACTCAATTCTATATAAAGAGCATTGATGGTGAGATCTCTTGTAGCCGCATCGTCAATTGGGTTGTCTACAAAATCATTAGCATCAGCAGTTTCAGTTTTTGGATCTTTTCTTAATGTTTCTATTACAAATTCTTCTCCATTGACAACAGCACCGATGGAGTAAGGTTTATTTTTACTATTTTTCCCTTTAACCAACCACAATCTCTTGCTAGATTCTTCGGCTTCTTTTGGGGTAAAAGTTAATTTTAAGTTTGGTTTTTGGCCATCTAATTTGAAGCCAGCCGAATGTAGAATTAAGGCGATTTGGGCAGGGGTTGCGTTGGTAGCAAGGTGGAAGTCTTGTGGAGACTTTCCTTTTAAAAAGTCTCTCACAGATCCGCCGCACAGAAATAGTGTTTTCTTTGGCATAGTAACTTCTTTGGAGGTATCATCCATGATTTGAATTTCTGCACTATTTAGAAAAGCATCTATTAATGGTCTCATTTTTGGAGGAGGAATGAACCCTTTCTCTAATTGGATAAATTCTTTTCTCCAATCTTTGTTGTTATCAGTTTCACTAAACATTTCGTTTTTGGTTTTTACGAAATCTTTAAACGATTTATTTATAATCATGTGCGTTTCCTTTTTCTTCTTAATACTTTGACTGGCGTTTCTTCTGGAGTTTTTTCTGCTGTTCTCCAAGGCTCTATTTGTTTATCGCTATAAGAAGGATTTTTATAAACTCTTACAACGATTTGAAGAGGTGGTAATCCATCTGTTCCTGGTTTTACACTAAGTAGTTCTGGTTTGGGTGCATATACAGGATTTAAGTTAAAATCTTTTATTTGGTTTCTAATTTCGGGAGAAGCAGACCACTTTTGTTTAATTTCTTTCAAAATACCTCTTAATAGAGTTCCGTCATTCATTTTAATTTTATTCAATTCCAACCAATCTTGTTCTGCTGTGAATTCAAAAGTTTTGAAATCTTCACCTTCTTTTTTATTAACGTCTCCGTAATATCTCTTCCAATCAATGCCTTGTGCATAAGCAGGTTGTGAAGATTGTGGAGTGGCAGCATTCATGGCATCTACAGGGCCTTTAAAAATAGCCCCTAATGCTCGGCCAGCTAAATCTTCTCCTTGATATCCCTTTTCAGCCATGTCTTTTTGCGAAGATTGAGCTTTCCATAATGGTGATTTTGCATAATGAGATCTTGTACCCAAACGAATAGGAGTTTCACTTAGTATCCAATGTTTAAAATCCATGTTTAGTTGTTCCAATATATTTAAGCTGCTATTCATATATATTATCATGGACGAAAAAGTAATTGAAACAATAGAAGAAGATATTGGAAATCTTATTCCACAAATGAATATCTCGGCACCAGCAATTGTTGAAGAAAAGCAATTAATTGAGGATGAGGCATTATTAGGCATTTATAACGAAATTATGGAAGACCTGAGAAAAGATACTGTGCAAATTGATTATTTTATTAATAATTTTGCTGATGGTCTTGCTAATGGTGGCGATGCATCTACATCAAGTAAAGAAGCGTTGGTAAATCTTTTAAAGATAAAATCCGACATGCCAGATAAAAAAGCAAAGATAGCCGATTTAATGACGAGGATTAAATTAAAGCAACCTGATACATATAAGCCATATTTGACAGCTAAACAAGAAAATAAGACAACGATTAATATATCTTCTAGTAAGAAGACTCTTTTAAAGAAGATACAAAATGCCGCTTTAAAAAACAAAGAGGGAACCGATGAATAATTTAGTATTTACAGATTGGTTACTAGAACAAGACATGCCAGCAATGGGAGGTCAACCTGATCCAATGGCTGGACAAGCTCCAGGAGTTGATCCTACAAATGCTGCTGAACCACCTCCTCAAAGTAGTCCACCATCTGGAATGCAGCCTAATCAAAATGATCCAAATATTACTCAGCAAGCAGGACAGCCAGAAGATGTTACTCAAGACCCTCAATCGCCTGATATGCCAGAGGAAAATGAAGAAGAAGATTTTGAAACATGGAAAATCAAATATTTTAAAGCATCCGTTAAAGGTGATTCCAATGAACTAATTGATATCTTGAATGAAAAAAGAGATTCAATGGATCTTACACCTGTTCAACATAAATTTATAGAAGATAATTTCAACATTCAATTGTTACGACAAAACTCTAACATTGAAAAGGCATCTAAAGAGATTAGAAAACTTATAAAGGATCAAATAGATAAAAACAATCCAGCAACTACTGTTGTGAATCACATGTTTTCTGTTTTAGAGACAATCCCTCAACTTAATCAAATATACATTAAGTGCAATGGTTATGGTGGAATGAAACAAGATTTACATCGTAAATTTATTGCTGCGTTGTTAGGGGCTGTGCAAGTTGGAACTGGCGCAAATGCTGAAGATGTTATTTTTAATGAACGAGAATATTCAATTATGATTTCTACCCGATTCAATGCTCGTTGGGGTGATGTGAATTTGGGAGATTGGAGTTTGAGAGAGGATGATGCAGAAAGATATTTATCGGAACCAGAACAAAAAAGGATGACGGGTAATGGCTCGCCAGAAGAAAAAGACGTGCTGCGAAGAAGAGTGGTATTGGAATCCATTGCAGATCAGTTTAAACAAAGGGCTTTTATCATTAATGTAATGGGAGAGAATGGAACTGTTTATACTCTTGGTTGGGATATTAGCAATGCTTTGAAACAAGCTTATCAAGAGGGAAGATTGGTAGTTAGAACCAGACGGTCTGATAATAGTCAGGCAATGATAACTGACGAAGGCAAAATTGTTCCATTTATTGATTTGGCTATTAATTATGTAAAAGAAACTGGTGAACAAGATGAGGATGGACAACCAGCAACGGAAGAATTGGAATTTATGAGAAGGCAGAATGGGCGTTTATATTTAGTGGCAGCACTAGGAACCATTAAAGAAGCCGCACAGGGACTTGCTGGCACAACATTCCAAGAGACACCTTATTCTGGTAATCCAAGCGACCTTCGCACGATCCAAAGATGCGTGTATTCTACGAGTGACATGGTCCTAAGAAGCTGTTAAAAACAAGAGGAAAATCATGGGAAGTTTTGGACAATTTGTAGACAAAAAAACAAGAGCCGCTCGTAAAAATTTAGGGGTGGTAGAACGAGTATTAAAGACAGGTGGGTTTGATATTAAGAACCACTTGGAAGAAGAAGAACCATATTTATTTTTACCAAGTCCTACCAAGAGAACATCTTTTGGTGGCATACGCATTTATAAAATTGGAGAAAGCATTGCATACAGAGTTCAAAAAGAAGAGAAGACACATCCTTATGGTAAAGCTTATCGCTTAGACATTAAAGAGATGTATGATGATTTGCTATCTGATGATGAAATGACAGAAAAGAAAGCAGCGAAAGAAGTAATTGAATCCGTATTAAAAGAGTTTAATAAGTTTTTTGAAAAGAGTTGTGAAGCTGACCGAGAAATGAGAGATCAAGATTTTGACCAACAGGGAGACCCATTGGGCAGAGTAATGGTTAGAAGCACTGGAACAGATTACAGCAACACTTTGAGAAACAGTTGACATAAAGCATAAATAATATGCAATGCCTTTTAATCCACAAGCAAGAAAAATATATCAATCTCTCTCAAACATATTAAGAGATATAAGTCAGAATTCGGAATATGTGAAGGGATTTAATCTTCCGAGAGGTTCGATTGTAACTTTTCATTATGCTTTGTGGAAGCATGATCCATATCCTACCTTAATAGTAACCGATGCAGTTCCTCCACAATATGGCAAGGATGGCATGTTGAGAGGAATAAATATTAACTATATTACATTTAACATGTTTAGACAAAAAATATTAAATAATTGTGGTAATCCCAGTTTTTCTTATAGAACGTCGATTATAGGAGATATGTATTTAAGGCGGGCATTTAGAAGATATAAGTGGAACGCCAATAACGTAAGATTATTACAAATGTTTGATGTAAAAGAAATAATAGAGAAAGCAGGAATTGTTAGGGCTTATGATCCATCACAGGCTCAAACGATTAAAGAGTCGATTAAGAGGCAGTTAGCATTGCCATTTGGGCAACAGAGTGCCACTGAGATGGCTCAACCACAACAACAGCAACAATTTGTTAGTAAACCAATTCCAGGACAAGGGACTGTTCCAGGAATACCAACAGGACAACAATAAACGATGGCACCGATTACACCAATTACACCAGAAGCCTTTGATAAAATAGAAGAATCTTTAGACAAACAATCCAAATTGTCTGCAAAGGGTGCTACATTACTTAAACAGATAAAAGATTTGTTAACGGCATTGGGAAGAGGAACAGTTAAAGATTTTGATAAACTTATAAACGAGATGAAGGCTGTTTCAAAGGCAACTGCTGCAAGTAAAGCTGCTGCTGGAACTGTTGGAAAGAAGGGCGGAATAGATTTAGACAAGGCAGCAATTGCAAAATCTGGTAGTGATGCTGGTTCATTGTTTGCAAAAATGTTTGGTAAATCTGGGAAAATGGGGAAGGGAAACGCCATATTGACAGGCACCGTTGGATTAATAGGCGAAGCTTCTAAAGAAATGGATGTATGGGGAAGGTTGTTTAAAGGAGTCATTAAAGACGAGTGGGAGTACATGAGTAACATGCGACAAATAGGATTTGTCACACAAGGTATAACATCGGAAACCAATGATTTGCAGGAAGCCTTTCAAGATATGGGCAGTGGACTTAGGGCTGTTCAAGAGACTGGACAAGATTTAACTACCAATCAAAGAGCATATGCTGCTTTAGTAAGACAAGGATCAAAGGCTAACAAAGAGACCTTGAGAATATCTAAAACTAGTTTAGCTCTTGGAACATTGATTGGAGGAAATGCCGAAGATACGGCAGCGGTGTCTCAAGAAATGACGGAAATCATGGGCAAGTGGAACAGAGAGTTAAGTTTAGGGTCTAATCAAATTTCTGATATTTCAAGAGGTATTCAAGCAACAGCTAGAGGCACTGGACTTATGGGTAAAGAACTAACGGCTGTTGTTAAGTCTATGGATGTGCTGATGAAAGACATGAGAAACGCTAACACCCTAACAGCAAGTGCGGCAAAGGCTATGATAGCACTTGCTGCAAGTGCTCATAAATTGGGTGTAGGGGAGTCAATGGAGAAATTACAAGCCGCAATGGTCAATCCTTGGAAACTTCTTAATGAGACTAGTGCGGAAGATAGAAACTACATGATGATGATTGCGTCTAGGATGGGAAAAACTAATCAATTACTTGCAGGCACAATGGGGACAACAAAAGGATTTAAAGAAATGGCTGGTAGTGCCAAAACTATGGCAGAAAATATAGCCGGAATGTCATTTGACCAACTTGAAAAACTCAGCAAGTCTAACCGACAAGCAGATAAAGAAAGGATGATGCAAATTAACCAAGCTTTAATGAAAGCGACTGGAAGGCAATTTGGGCAAATGCAGCAAGAGATTAAGGCATGGGAAGAAGCTGGTAAAACTTTTGCTCAAAAATCAGCAGAAATGAAAAAAGCATTAAAAGAGCCTCTTTCAACCTCGAAAAAGAAAAAACTGACAGACGATTTAAACCAGGCTGGGATCGTTGCTGCATTTGATCTTATGACACAAATAGAAGAGGCAACTGCTAGCACTAAAGATCTTGGTAAGGCTACTAAAGAAGTGTTAGGTGATAAAAAATTTGCAGAAGATTTGAAAGCCTTAGAAATAGATGTGACTAAATTAACTACTGCTCCGATGGAAGCTTTTATGGAGACAGCAATGAGGGCCAATAAAGGAATGAAAGGCATGGATGCTAGTGCAAGAGATTTTTCAAAAGATATAGCTAAAGTAGCTGCTTCAGGCGATCTTATTGCAATGAAAGATTTGTTAGAAAATATGAGTGTTGAAAATGATGAAATAATGAAACGTAAAAGGAAAGGAGTAACGCCAGAAGAAAAAGCCTTAGATGCTTTAAATCAAATTAACGGTTACTTGAGAGAAGAAATTGGTCCTTGGGTAAGATATCTTTCTGGCGCAATGATAGCTTTGGAATTAATTGGTGGATTATTGGGTGGGGCGTGGGGGCTAAAAACACTTTATACATTAATTGCTGGCAAGGGCGCTCTGGGAGGCGTGGTAAGTCTTGCAGGAGGTGCTGGTGGTCTTATATCTAAAATTGCTTCTCCTATTACCAAGTTAATTCCATTTTTAGGCCCGGCTGGGCCTTTGATAGTTGGATTGGCTGCTTTGGGAGCGATAATTTATGGAGCGTCTAAAATTTGGGAAGCTTGGAAAGATAGTGAATTAGCAGCTAAGAAAAACGAGGAAACAAAAAAACTTTCCGATAAAACTGTTGCAAAAGTTGCGTCTAATATGGCGCATGGAAAAAGTATAGTTGAAAAGGCTGGTAGTCCTGAAGAAAAGTTAAAAGAATTAAATTTTCAAGAAAAACTGGTTTCTGGAAGCTTAAAAGATCGAACTAAAAAGGCTACAGAGGCTAAAAAAGACGTAGAATCTTATAGTTGGTATCAACAATGGGGTAGTGATTACGAAACTTCCGTAAAACTTTCTGCGAATTTAGACAAAGAAATTACTACTAGAAAATCACAGTTAGAAGATATTAGAAAACAAAAAAAAGCACTTGAAGAGGCCGGTGTTAAAGCATTGCCGCCTGATTCGCCTGACAAATTTAAGAAAGTGGTTGCAACGGCAACTGATAAAGTGGCTGCTAAAGATGCAGGTAAAAACTTGGATAAAATTGGTGATGCGGCAGATGCAGCAACTACCGAGGGAAGTATTTATGTTCATGATATTGCTCTTGAGAAAATTTTATCTAGTTTTTTAATGGGACCAAATGAATCTGCTGCGTCTGTCAGTTCCATGCCAATGTTAACTGAGGGTGAGCGAGCGGAAAAAATGCAACAAGGGTTTAAGTTGGAAGGAGAGGGAGATAATTCATTAACTTCCATTGCCAAATTTAATGAAGAACAAGTAGTATTATTAAGTTCAATTAATGAAGGTATACAATTGTTGGCTAATTTGTGGAAACCATCATCTGCTAAAGCTAGTCAAACAGATGCGGGGGGATCAAACAATACAGGATCGCCTGGAAGAGTTGCTGCCGATTATGGTAGGTGGCCAGTATTGCAAAGTCATGGTGCTAGTACAGGAGTTATTGCAAATGCCTAAAGCTACAAATAATGGTAAATTAAACAAATTAGATGATAATAAATTTTATATTCTCATACCAAAAAATGGGGGTTTACCAGAGCGTAAAATTTCGTTTTATGTATTGCCAGAAATTTCAGATTCTAAGTCAGCGGTATATGCAGATGAATCAATTATGGGAAGATCAATGCCACTAAAAACCTATTCTTATTCTGACAATAGAAGCATTGGTGTTAATATACATTTTTTGGTAACTAGTCAAAAGGATATTAGTGAAAACATTACGGCTATGCGATCTTTACAAAGTTGTGTATATCCAGGTGAAGAAGGTAATTTCCCATTTACTCCTCCACCTGTATGTAAGATAAAATTTGGAGATATATTGGGCAGCAAGCCGTTGTGTTGTGTGCTTAAGTCCTATTCTGTAAAATTTCCAACTGAAGTAGCATGGGATGCGACTTATTTTATACCATACAAATTTGATATGGATACAAATTGGGATGTTGTTTACAACAGTATGGATCTTCCAAGCTCTACTAGAATTTTACAGTTCGGAGTATAAAGATGGCAAACAAAATAGAAATTACAACAATAGATCCCCAAAAAAATGGTTTGGCAGCTCCAATGAGTCGATACACTACTAGCCAAGTAATTTATTATGGCGATGCTAAAAAAATGACTTATGCAACATATGTGAAAAATGTTGCAAATATAAATAAATCAGATAGATATGCCGTTATTCCGCCTGGATATGAGTATCGTCCTGATCGAGCTTCTATTGAAGCTTACGGTATACCGGATTTGTGGTGGAAAATTATGGAAGCCAATAATATAAAAGACATATTTGATTTTAAAGCCGGGAGAACAATCAGATTACCGGAGAACATTTAATGGCGCAAGATACATATGAATGTCTGAGAGATTGCATAGCCGACTACGGTAGTATTAAGCCATTATTTCTGCCTGGAGTGGGAAGTAATGGTGATTATTCTAGGAGGAATAATGTGATGTCTCCATTTGTCACTGTGGATTTTATGGGAGGTGGAGGCAATCTTACCGTAGGCAACAAATCTTCTCCCGACGTAGATAACCACGCTATTATTAAAAGTTTTGAGTGTGGTACGTCTGATGGAATGGCATGTTCAATAGAAATTTTTGATGAAGAGGGAGGGAAATTTCAGCAAGTTTTTCGCCGTCTCACAAAAAAGATGACAAATATTGACGATTATAAAATGAAAATAGACTTCGGATGGTTGATGACAGATTGTAATGGACAGACATCAAAGTGGGGAACTTCACAATCAATTTACATGCTTCCATTCCAAATTGAAGTAAATTATATTCAAGGTAAAATCAAATATTTGGTAACTGGAAATGATGTTATGAACGGCAGTTTTAATACAAGATACACGAAACCTCTAGGAGATGATAAATACAGCAAACTTTCTCTTAAAGATGCCATTAGAAAGCTTTGTAAAGATGAAGATCCTAAAATTAATGTGGAATTTAAAAAAAAGGGGGCTGAAGAAGAATGGGACTTTAAAGGTGATCCCAAGGATAGTTGGAAAACAAATAATGAAGATAAATTATCTATTATAAGACGTTGGATTAGACCTTACCGAACTATAGATGATAAGGGAATTATAATTACTTGGAATAACACAGAAGAGAAACCCACATTAATTCTTTGGGAAGATCCTGGTGAAGAGTGGGGAAAACCTATTGGAACCTTTATTGTTAATGGGGGCAAATGCAGTAATGTTCTAGAATTTAGCCCTAAGTATAATTTTACGATAGGAATGGCGACCAAATCTGTTGGTGGTTATAGTGGTGGCGCAACATCTGGCGGACCAGTAGATATTAAAAAAGATATTACAAAAGAAAAAACCACAGAAGGTATTTTAAAAGCAATAACTGTCCCTTCTCATGTTATAAACACTGAAGGTACAAAAGATGCTGGAAAACAAGTTGCCACATCTGAAGAGGCGAACAGCAAAGCAAATGCCGCAAGTGAACAATTGAATCAAGTAGATGCTGAAATGCGAATACATGGCAATCCGTCTTTGAAATTGTGTAGTATTATAGAAATGTTAAACGCAAGGGTCGCCATTGTAGTCATTAATCCTTTTCATTTATTTGGTGGAGAAGGAGAATGTGGGAAATGGTTGGCCAAACCTATGTGTAATGATATTTTATCAAGTAAAGATTGGATGATAATGGGAGTATCTCACTCTATTAGAGAAGGTAGTTTCACAACTACTTTAAAGCTTTATTTGCCTGCTAGGAGCATACCAATTTAAATGTATAAAATTGATGACATAGAATATCGTTTGACTGCAATTGAAAATCGTTTTGGCGACTTAGGCTATGATTTTAAGAAAATAGTAACTAGCGAACTTAAAAGACGTTGGAGACATATTTCGCAAAATGAATCATATTTTGGATTGTATACAGCACTGTGTATAGACACTCAAGATCCGTATCAACAAGGTAGAGTTAGGTTCTTCTCCCCGGTATTTAATGAAGTTGATGCACCTATTGAAAGCTTAGATTGGGCTTACCCTATTACACCTATGGGAGGATTAGATGATTCGGGATTAGTTTGGGTTCCACCTGTAGGAACAACTCTTTGTATTATATTTGAAAGAGGGTCAAGAGATGCACCTTATTATATAGGAACCACTTGGCATAGAGATAGAGGCCCTGATGGTGAGCATATTTGGGATTTTAATATCAAAGAATATTATGACTTGTATGAAGGACATAGGAAAGGATATTTAATACCGCCTAATGATGGCTCTCAAGTCATGCCTCCCTGGAATACAGATAATTATGAAGAAATAGATCAACCAAAATTAGTCGGTCCTCCCAAAACAAATAAATTTGCCTCTCCTAATCAATATGGATATAAAACACCACAAAAAGCGATGGTCAAACATGTAGATGGCAATAAAGAGAAGGATTACAAATTCAAAAGAACTGAAATTCTTTCATCTTGTGGCAATGGAATGCTTTTCAAAGATGATCCAATGAACAAAAGTATTGATTGCATTCATCCAGATAAAGGAGGAAGCAACGAATATTTTAAACATGAAAATGAGTGCCGTCCATTTAAAGGCCCAGATACTCCTCAGAATAACAAGTATTCCCTTAATAATACAGGCGTTCAAATAATTTCTTGTTCGGGACATACAATTATTTTAGACGATAAGATTAGTGGTGAAGGAGAGATCCCAGAATGGGAGAAAAGCATTGAGCCTTTTAATTTTGGAGATTTATATCAAGGTAAATTAAAGATAATTTCTACTACTGGACATAGAATAGAATTAAGTGATGAAGAAGATGTGCCTGAAAACAGAGGGAAAAATAATTATATTAGATTATTATCTGCTTGTGGTAATTGTATTGAATTGAACGATCATACCGTGGATAGTACCTCTGCTGGTTCCGAAAGAGGTATTCATATCATCAGCACAAGCAAACATACTTTTGAGATGATAGATGAAGAGAATACTCAAGCTAGTCCAGCAAGGGAAGAGATAGATAAACCAGATGATGAAGCAGAAGCTAATATTGACAGGGAAGATAGACCAGTAAGTCAAGCGAAAAAAGCATTTGTTAGAATAAGAACTGGATATGGTTTAGAGTTAATGATGTCGGATGACAATAGTCAAGAGGAGACGAAACAACAATATATTCAAATTTATTGTCCTTTTACCACTTCTCAAGAAGATGGACCACACATAATGAGGTTCCAAGAGGGCAGTGGAGGCAATGGTTATGTGTTTTTAATGGTTGGTGGTTATTATCTTTGTTATACTAAAAAAGACAACATATCAATTGTTGGGGAAGAAAAAGATCCATCTGATTGGATTGTGGTTGTAAGTAAAAATAGTTTTATAATATCGAAGGAAAGTTATATAAACGTGTCTAAATCACATTTGTTTTTGGCAGATGAAGCTATATATTTATTAGCGGGGCATGATAATTTTGAATACAATCCAAAAGGTGATCCATACATGTACCCCGTAATGTGTTTGGGTAAAAACGGAATCGTTTTCAGTGACAGAGTATATGTTTCTGCTTCCGATGCCGCCCAATTAGCACCTGTATTTTTAATGTCGCCATTCGCCAAAGGATAAAAATGGAAATATTTGGAGCACCATATCCGATAGAACAACACCCATTAGGGTTTTTTCATGTTCAAACTGGGTTGGATCAAACCAAATCAGATTTGTTAGCATTACTTTTAACTAATCCAAATGAAAGAATAATGCTTAACGATTTCGGCGTTCCATTAAGAAGGCTTATGTTTGAACAAAGTAGTGATATTTTAATAGAAGAAGCAAAAAGACTTATAACAATAGCTATAAGAACTTGGGAGCCTAGAGTAGAAATTGAAAATATTGATGTTTCTTTTGGAGAAGAAGAAGATGACCAAGTTCTATATATTAAAATTAAATTTTTTGATCCAAATAATATTACAGAATTACAAGAACTAGTGTTAGAACTACCACTTAGTTCATCAGGAGCTTAAGATGCCAGAAAATTGTCCAATTGATATTACGCCATACGAACAATCGGGAGTAATTAAAACCCCTAATATAGTCAATCTTAATTATACTAATCAAGATTTTTGGTCTATGAAAAGTAGATTGGTTCAATTTATCAATGAGAGATTTGGTCCTAATGGCACAGTCATACCAAATACATTTAATGATTTAGTAGAATCTAGTATTGCTATCATGCTTATTGAAAATTGGGCATTTTTAGCTGATACTTTATCTTTTAAAATGGATCAGATTGTTAATGAGTTATTTATTGACACTGTAACAGAGATAGATAATGCTTTTCGTTTGTCTAAATTGGTTGGGTTTACACCTCAGCCGCCAATAGGCGCATCTTCTAAATGGTCTGCTACTATTAATATGGTTACCGTAACTGATGTGATTGTTGATACTCCACTAGAAATTTCATTAGTGGCAAATAATGAATCAATAACAATTGAACTTTTCCAAGCAGATGCTAATGGAGATCCTATTTTCGACATACCAATTACTATACCAGCAGGACAAGTAATTAATTCTAGCATAGTTGGTCTTGAAGGAAAAACATACACAGAAGAATTTGCTGGAACTGGAGAAAGTTCTCAAGTAGTCACATTGTCCAATTCTCCAGTAATTTATGATTCGGCGCAAGTAGAGGTAGATGGAACTATTTGGACACAAGTAGATTATTTTACAGATTCTCAACCAAGAAAAGAATATAGATTTGAACAAGATTCTACTTATGTTGGATATGTTGTATTTGGTAATAATAGAGCAGGATTAATACCTTCTCAGGGATCTAGAATTAGTGTTAGATATAGAGTAGGTGGTGGAAGTAGAGGCAATATTATTACTGGGTATGCCGATGTAACTAAACAAGCAATTGTATCAGGTGTGGACTATAGAGTTCCTATTGTTTTCTCCAATTATACAAAAGGACAATATGGTTATGATGGGGATACAATTGAAGATATTAGGAGAAAATTACCTGCTTGGATTAGAACACAAGACAGGGCTGTTTCTGGAAGTGATTATAAAACCTTGGCAGATCAGTTTTCGACAGCGTATCATGGACAAATTGGAAAATCAAATGCCATTTTGAGAAACCACGGATGTGCAGGCAATATAATTGATTTGTTTATTTTGGCTAAAGATGGCACAGATGGATTAGATATCGCATCGAATGGATTGAAGGTAGCTTTAATGGAGGAATTAACTGATAAGAAAATGTTAACAGATTTTATGTGCATCAGAGATGGTAGCATAATCTATGTTGATGTTACTATTGAGGCTACTTTGGATAAGTTTAACAGAAAGTTTCAAGAAGAAATAAAGGCGTGGATTCAAGATAGGGCTACCATATTTTTCTCAATCAATAATTGGGAGTATGGACAATCATTAAAGATTGCTGATCTAGTAAGAGATTTGTCTGATATAAAACAAGTTTCTAGTTTTTTGGCTAATTTTATAACTGCTGATCCAGATAATTCAGGAGAATTAGTTACTGCCAAGTATTATGAAATAATTAGACCGGACGAAATTACCATTTCGTTTTTGTACACTTAAAGGAGCAATTGTGGCTACAAAGAGGATAACTCAATCACCAACCATATCAGATCAAATAATCTTTGACATTTTATGTCCAGGGTCCGATGGTTGTTTTGCAAGTGATCCGTATATGGTAAGCACCGTTACTGTTTATTATGTGGAAAGAAATTTTACTAGTGATAATTTTGGTGAATATAATGGAGTAGATGAAACATTACAGGCAGAATACGATGCAGCCAGAGAAGCTGCTTGTGCCGATCCTAGTGAAATCAATCTTGCTATTCTAAATCAGCTTGAAACAAGAATGTCACTAGAAAGTAGTTTTACACAATTTTATTATAAAGATGCCAAAACGGTATTAGTGGTTGGTTCTTCAAGTATGCCAGCGTGGATAGGGACAGATATTGAAAATTCAAGACTTATTCACATTGATGAAGATGTTGATGAGAATGTTCAGTATGGAAACTTTGAATTAGAATGGTCGCCTTTGGGTATGAGAGAAGGGGATTATTTTATTTGTTGGACATGGTATCCCAATATTGGTGGCAGTTCTTTAACATCTCATTTATATTTTAGTTTGGGTGGCAGCACACAACTTACTACTAGCATCCCTACACATTTTACACAACCTAAAAAATATGAGACTTTATTAGACCGATACCTTCCTGAAATGTTTAAAACCACTCTTTGTAATGGAGATTTAACTCCTAAAGTATTGAGTGAGTTTGACATGGCTATTGCTAAAGGGTTTACATTTTTAGAAGATATGGCAAACCAAATGGTGGATTTATTAGATGCCAATGCTACTCACGAATCGTTTCTTCCAGCTTTAGCAAGCATGTTTAATTTAAAATTACGGTCTCAAGACCCGACTAGATGGCGAAGACAAATAAAAAATTCAGTTCCACTCTTCAAAAAGAAAGGGACTTTAATAGGATTAACAGAAGCTTTAGCAGAAACAGGCATAATTCTTAATAGTTTTGTTAGGTTGTGGCAAGTTATTTCTTCATATACTTGGCAAGAATTGTTAGATATTACAGAAAATGGACAAGATACATTTGACTTAAGTCAGCTAGCATTGTTACCAATTGATACAAGTAATTTTGAATTATATTATCGAGGTGTAAATGATACAGAATGGACAACGATGGCTTCTACAAATGTTTCTATTTCAGAAGTAGATGGAGTTACAGTAGTGACATGGTTGGGAAGTCCTTTGGTTGTAGGAGACTCTTTAAGAATTGTTTACCAAACAAATATAATTACAACACCACAAGAGCAACTTATAGAGATTTATATTCGAAGTCTTCCGATAGCAGATCAAAGAGATGAAAGAGATCAAATATATCCATTGAAAAATTGGAATGTTAGAGTAATAGAAGAAAATGACCCATATTTTGATGTTGTAATTCCAACAAGACATCCATATTACGATCCTTTAGTTTTTGGTTGGGTTCGAACAGAGTTTCCTTATAGTGAAAATATCTATAATATGGATGAATATAATGGTAGTGTAAGAGATTCATTAAATCCTTGTGATATTGATAGAGAGTTCATAGATTATTGTCACGGTGGCCAAAGTAGTTTATTTAACATTGATTTAGAGATAGAAGAACTTTGTGAAGATAGGATTTCAGAAGCTAGAGAGATTGTAGAAGAATATGTTCCTTTCCATGCAATACCGCACACTATATCAATTAGTGGCGCTGTAAATGACTTTGTATCTTCTGGGCAGGAAGAAATTCAAGGATTAATAACAGTTCACGGAGAAGAAACAACAATATCGGGCAATGGGCAAATGATATTCAACAGAGTTATGGCTGAAGGTTGTCAAATATTGAGAGATGAATTGGCAACGGCAACGGTAGAAGTTACTACAACTGATATGGCTTATAATGATGAGGTTGTATTGTTTTCTCCAGACAATAAATTAGATGAGATCGGATTATCTGTCAGTAATGTTTTAGAGATTTTATCTCCTGGCCCACCTTGGGTTACTCAACCGGAAATAAATGTTGGAATATATTCTTTGTCAGACGTGCAAGGGAATTATGGGGTTGTTTCTGGAAGCATTCCTTTGCCTGTAGACAATCGTTCTTTTGCTTATCGTTTGTCTAATGATTTTTATAGTAACAGTGATACTACAATTTTTCAAGAATTTGTATTTAATGATGATAATATTAGTTTTGTAGATTTGTGGAACGATGAAACTCCAGAAAATGCTTATGACGGAAGTTGGACTTTGGTTTTAGCAGGTTATCCATATACAGGAGATAATGTCTATGAAGTCATTTCTATGGATATAGATGGCAATTTACGGTTGGATAATTTTCTTAAGATTGGTTGTACTTTGCCATCCACAGACACCACGGGCATTAATTATATTTTAAAAGATGATTCTGGAAACACAATCGCTTCTGGCGCTACTGGTGAATGGACAGAAACTACAAGGGGATTAGTTGATATAAGTAGTGAAGTATCTTTAGACGATGTCATGAACATAATTAAAATTGGCAACTATGTTTTATATAATGGACTTCAATATCGAGTAGATGCCTTTTTAGATATGCATAGATTCTATATTAGTAAATATACAGATGGAACAGCCAGTAGCATTTTAATTCATGTTTATGACAGATTAATAGATACAGCTATTGGGTATTTTAATTATCGTGGAATGACTTTAGAAACAATTGTTAATTATGAAACAGCGTTGAGCATCTCTAACGGCAAAAATTCTACAATTCCAGAAGATTTATTGAAAGATGATAATAATTTTAAAGAGAATTTTTTAATTATGATTACAATTTCTGGAACTGATTATTATTATGCTATATCTGATATTGATAATACTATAATAACATTGAATGGTCCTTACCAAACTTGGGGTTTATCTTCTGAGATTCTGGCTCCAAATGTCTCATTCCAAATCATTAAATATGCGAAAAATGGTCCGGTTGATATAGCCCCAAGAATTGCGCCTGTTTGGCCAGGACATGAATTTAGATTTTTAGATCGTAGAGGAAATGAAGTCATACAAGTACATAATTCAGAGACCGACGAGATTACTGGATTGGCGATGGCGACAGCATTGAATCAAGATCAATCTAAAGATGTGGTGTCTCAAAAAGAAAATATTAGCTTAAAGATAACATGGTTCGATCAGGAGAAAAAATGAACGATAATATAAAATCAGAAGGTTTTGTTGATATTATAATTGATTATGTCGATGGCCGACAAGAAATAATCAGTTTTAAAAATACGGTATTAAGAACTGGTCGTATAGCGTTGGCCAAAAGCTTGGCTAATGAGTTTGGCTCCGACTATGATTACTACATTACATCTATGTTGTTTGGCAATGGTGGAACAGTTGGTGGTGTTCCAAAAGTAGTATCAACTACCAGAAGTGGTTTATTTGGGACTACTCTTAAAACTAAGAATGTTTCCGTTACTTTAGATCCTGTTCAACCTACTCAAGTAACATTTACATCCGTTCTCACCACAAGTGATTGTAATGGAGAGGTCTTGAATGAAATGGCATTGCGAATGAATGATGGTGATTTATATAGTATGGCTACATTCCCTGATTTAAATAAGACATCTGCAATGGCGCTTACATGGGTGTGGTCTGTTAATTTTATTTAATAAGGAGAAACTATGCCAAACATAAATTTAATTCCAGCGGTGCTTTTTGAGGCAATGCAGCCTTATCACTTTCAATATGATAATCTTCCATTACAAGCCATTTTAGATCGCTTGGGAGTTGTTAATAGCGCAGTAGACAATGATTCTCAGCAAATAAGAGAATCTGTTGGTACGCAGGGAACTTTAGCAAATCGTTTAACACAATCAATCAATGATGACGGCTCTTTAAAAACTGATGCTGTTGATGCTACTCTTCATAGCATTGAGGAACATACAGATGGTGCTACTTATGTTCGCATGACGGATATAGAGAGAGATAAACTTGTTCTTATTTCTGAAAACGCAACAGCTTTAGCAATGCAATTTGATACTGGTTCAACTATAGTTTTATTTGAGGATGAAGTGGTAGAGTTTTTGGATTCTGCTACTGTTACTTGGACTGTAACTGCGCCAAATAAGGTCAAGGCTAATATGGCATGGCCTGAAGATGCAGCGCATTTACATTTTTATGGAATGACTCCGGTAGCTGTTGGTGGTTATCAAAATTATAAAACCACATCTATAAGCACTCCTTTTATGGAAGACACTTTGCGTGTCTTTATCAATGGTATAGCAATATTCTCTGATGATGACATATATGTTCCAGATTCTACACATACAACATGGACACTCACATCGTTTACGCCTAATTATACTGCTGGGACTTTTGCTCTTAGCAGGGCAATAGACGCTTCTGACATAATAAGAATAGATTTTGACACGGATTTTTGATGCTACATAAATTTAAAGATTTAAATTTTGGGTTTGTAATTATTGCGCCAGAACACAACATTGGAAACATTATGTGTACAGTTCGCACTATTAAAAATAATTACCAAGGTATACAACACATATGCGTAGTCGGCAATAACACTTCTACAGATGAAATTAAGGAATTAAACGGGGTTTGTTTAACAATTAAAGGTAAAAACACTATAACATCGTTAATAAATTGTGGAATTAAAAAGGGTTGTAAAGAGTGGAATGTAATTGTAATGGAGGGAACCCCTGTTAAAAAAGGAATTGATAAAAAATATTCTTTATTTGTAGAAAATGAAAAAGATGTCTTATTTCCAATAATTATGGATTATAACAGGGATGGAATGCCCAGCAAAATAAGAAGTTCTTTTGAAGAAGCAAGTCTTAACGGCATGATGATTCACCAAAAGACTTTTAAAACGGTAGGTGATTTTGTAGATGCGCCCATTCCTACATCCAAATTTATGTGGGCTTTAGGGGCTGCTGAAATCGGATGCAAGTTTAAGGGCGTTTTAGGAACGGCATTAATGTAATTCCACAGCCTCTATCAATACCCAATCATTGTTCAATTGTATTGTATTGTTATCAATTAAAGTTAATTGTTTCACTACTTCTTCTATTGATGTGTAAACATCTTTAATTTGAATTACTCCAAAAAGCCATCTTGGCAATTTGTACAAACCACCTTCGCAAACAAAAAACATAGGTTTGTGTTGATTCTCTGCCACATAAATTTCATTGGCTGTTCCCCATTGTGGAATTGTTGGATGAATCATGACCACCATAAAATCACAATAATCTACAAACCTTAAATCATGGTGGCGATAAGATTGAACATATTGTTGAAGTTCTTCAAAACGACCAGTGGATTGTAGATTTGTTTGAAGTTCTTGGTCTTCTCTAGATTGAATAGTTCCTTCAATTGGTTTATTTGTGGGGTCGATATGGGCAATTTTTAATCCATTTGTTTTGGTTAAATTAATAAATTGTTTTCTCCAACCTACACCATGATCCGCAGCACATTCAATTGCGCCACTTAAATACGTGATTGCACCGTCTAATTGTCCCATATTATTACTCTTATATAATATCTTATTTTAAGGAGAGCCAAATGTCAAGCCAAATACATGAACAAATTTCAGAAACACTCAAAAACAAAGAAATAATAAATAGACATAGTTTCTTTCAATTACGATATTTTTTGATTGGTAAAGAACCAACTCATCAGTCCAGAATGTGGCGATGCATACGGGAACTGGAAGTTAGAAAACAATCAATAGAGGGGGCCAATATAGAATTAGAGGATATTAGTGATAAAAAGGAATTAATGGAGATTGAAACAGAGAAATTATTAAAACAAAAAACAGAAGCAGAAATGGAGGGTAAAGAACTAAATATTAGAGAGCTTGATGTTAAGCTTCGTCGTATGGCCCGTAGAAAGGCTGCCCACAGCAAATCAGTTGAAACTTTACAAAAGAAATTAAAGGAGATTGAAGAAGAAGCTGTTTTTCTTTTAACTGCTTTCGAAAAATTAGAGGAACTAGAGCCATTAAAGCCTTATGATGATATGAAATCTCAAATGGAATTTTGGAATCAGAAAATATCTCAAGAAATACAACTTAGGAGTTTGCAAGGATTGCCATTAGACTTAGAAGTTATGAAAACAGCATTGGCGTTAGATGACAAAATGCCAGTAAAACAACAATTACTTGGTTCTTTGGCTAGTGCCAAAAAATTAATGACCGAAAAGATGATAGATAAGACAGAGGTAAAAGATGGCAAATGATAGAGTTTCAAGTTTAGATACAGGGTATGTAACAGGGGATCTCTCTGTATATCCACAAGCGTTAGATACTAAAGATATACTTTATGAAGCAAAAAACAATGCAGAAACTACCTTGTACCAAACTTTGCCATACTCTGGAAAATATATTGTTGTAGATGATGCTTCAGGTTTCCCCGATAAAGGGTTGTTAAGAATCGGTCCTTTAAGTACCGTTATTTCTTTACAAAAAGGGGATGTTTTTCCTAGAAGGGTTCCTGGAACTCCAGGAGACTCTGAATTTGTTTATTATGGCTTAAAAACGGGCAATGTTTTTAAAGACTTAATACGGGGGTATGCTAAAACTATACAGTCACAATGGCCAATTGGAACACCTGTTTCTAACTCTGTTTTTGCTGAACACCACAATGCAATTAAAGACACTATTATTAATATTGAAAATTATCTAGGTGTTGAAAATACTCCAGCCAGCGGTTCTTTAAATAAAATATTGTCTAATTTAGAAGTTAAATTTTTGGCTCCTAAGCCACAATTTAGGGCTTTTCCTAAAAGTGGCAAACCATCATTATCTGTAACTTTTCAAAACTTTTCTAGCGGCGATGTTGTTAGATATTTGTGGGATTTTGGAGATAATACTACTTCTTTTGAGAAGAGTCCTTCACACACTTATAGTGCAGAAGGAATATACACTGTATCTTTGAATGTTATTACATCAACTGGCGCACAAGGAATTACAACAAAAAATAATTACATATCTATTTCAAATGAATATACTGTGCCATTTTTCTATGTTGAATTAGTTGATCCTAATTTGCCAGCTTATTCTCAAGGGACAGCAGATGAACTAGCAGTAGATGTTGCCATTATTAGATTTATAGATCAAACAACAGGAGATGTTGCCCAAAGAATTTGGATTTTTGGTGATGGAGAAACGTTAACTGTAGATGATCCAGATGTACATATAGCAGAACACATATATGCTATTCCTGGTGATTATCAAGCAAGTGCTTTAATAATTTTTGGGGACGAGTCTTACAAAAGAACCTTCACAGAGAACATTGAAATTTTATGAGTTTAAGTAATTTTCCAATAGCCATTGACACAGAATTTAATTTATATGAAGTACATGATGGACTTAGAGTTAAATTAGCCGAAGATTATTCGCTTGGGGACACAAGTATTACAATTTATGACGAAAATAATGTAATGTCTACTTTTCCAGATACAGGGATTATTACATTAACAGAACAATGTAGCGATGTTGATTTGCGAGCGTTAAGTTTTACATATTGCTCCAAAACTGATACTAGTTTTGATGGTTTGATAATTTTAGATGGGTTTATTGATAATGCAAAACCCAAGACATTGACCAATGTTACATTAAATGTTATGGCAGCACATCATAATGCGATTAAAGATGCTATAATTGCTGTTGAAGATTTTGTTGGAATAAAAGGTATAATAGACACGGTTCCATTTGGGCCAAAAATCGAAGGGCGATTAAACTTTTTAAGGAAAATGGTGTTTACTCCTAGAGCATGGTTTAGCGTTAATAATACAATTGGATTAGTTCCTTTAACTGTGACTTTTACTGATGAAAGTTTCAGATTGGGGGATGGAGATGTTACATTCTTATGGGACTTTGGGGACCATTCTGTTTCTAATATATCAATTATATCTGTGTTAGACACAGTTCCTACAAATGAAACAAATGTCATAGTGTACGATTTAAATGGCGGAAGTATTGCGAAAACATATACGTCCCCTGGGAAATATGATGTAACATTAACGGTAACTAATGAATTTGGACAAGATATTGTCATATTTAATGAATTAATAATAGCTAGAATAGCGGCACCTGATGAGGCTGTTATAGATATAGTTCCTAAATCTACTCAAACAATTACTCAAGCAGGAAGTCCATCTGGTGGTCCTTATACAACCACGCCAATAATTAGATCGTCTACTAATAATTCTGTTATCATAGAAATTCAGAGTGGAAGAAATCCTGCTACTGGAAGATCTTATGCTGGAGAAGAACTTGTTTGGGAAGGTGGTGCATGGATAGCCAGAGATCCGATTGAAGAATTTACTTGGAAATTTGGTGATGATTTAACGCATTCCAATTATCAAGACGCTGAAGCTTTGTTTTCAATTGGGGGAAATTATGATCTAATCCTTAGAGTAGATACTAATCTTGGAGCCTATAGAATTACTAAATATACTGGTGCATTTGATATATTGGAATCACAAAATATTTGGTTGTGGACTTTTTCTGGTCCCAATCATGACCCTGGAGATTATTCTGTTTTATCTTATTTGAAATTAGAAGGCGATATAAATGTTAATGAGTTTGGACTATTAAGTGAGACTTTTAAATCGTTGGGAACAACGTATACAATTCAACGAAGTGATTCTTTTCTTGATGGTACTGCAAATGAGGATCAAGCAAAACAAGAGTTTAGAAGAAATGTAGCAGTAAATCCTAAATCAACAGTAACATCTGGCAATCATGGGACAGCATTTCTTTATTATGCAACACAAGATAATGCTTTACCTGTGACCTTGTGTACTTATGGGGACCACATCGTTAATATTTTGGCATATAATGGATTTGAAGACACTTATGTGCAACAAGATCAAATTACTAGACCCTGGAATTGGATTGCTTTATCTTCACCAACAAAAACTTATTTCCTATATGGTGCTCCTTGTACAAGAGATCCTTTCGAAAATCCTTCATATGACATAAGAACCGATTATGATTTGCTTACATCAGTTGCTACTGATTCTACGATGACAATAGCAGATTATCAAAATGGCGCAGAAGAATTAATGTCATTTCCTTCTACTTATGACGGTGGAGGAGACCCTGAAAACGGTGAGTTTGCTGTTTATAAAACAGCTTGGAAAGACAGTGCGGGATATATTTTGAGAAATAATGGAGTGGGAGCATACTTTAGGATTGCTAGTTTTTACAAAACAACTGGAACAGTAGGTGAAGAATTTCAATATATCACTAAATTAACAGACATGGCAGGCCCAATTAAACAAGAAGGTCAGTTGGTAGCGTTGTCTGATGGTTTATTTTTCTTTAATAATACTGGAAACATATCTGCTTATAATGCTACTTCTCAAGTTTGGGAAACTGGTGGCGCTAGTGCAGAGTCTTTATCTTTTAGATCTTTGCAAGATACAAGCATACAAGGATTTGATCTTGTCACTAATACTTTGTTGGCAACATCTAATGGAGATAGAAGTGCTTATTTATCATTTGATTATTCCCCAAATGCTTTTATAAAATTTAATAGTCTTGAGCTTACCTTTAGTAATGTTGGTCCAAGACCTGGTTGGGAAGATAATACAAAACCACAATTTGCAATGGGGATGTACTGATGGCAAGAACAGGTTTTCCACCAATTCCAGCATATCCTATAGGATTAGACACCGATAGGACTTTGTATCTGGTATACAATACAACAGAAAGCCAATTATCTGTTGATAATCAGGCTTGGTCTGAAAGTGTTGATATTACTCCTGTGGGTGCTGATGCATCTGAAATATGGGCTGAAAATGGATATGCCAATATTGATGGAGAACTTTTTTATTATGATGCTGTAGATACAGATGTAAACGATAAAGTAAACAAACTTCTTAGATGTGCTAGAAATTTAGGTGGCACTCATACAAAATTTAATAAAGCTGGAATTTGGGTTAGAGGATTTGTGGTGGCAGAGCATCACAACCAATTAGTAGATACTTTGTTGTCTATTGAAGAATTTGTAGGAAAGATAAGTTCGGAAGATCCAGAAACAATTGATTATCGCATTAGAAGATTAGAGAGGGAGCCAGAGTGTCTTGATGATTTTAAATGTGTAGACGTAGACTTCAAATTCGATGTTGTTTCTGAAATAACTTTAACAAATCCTTGTGAATTGAATGTTGTTCCAATCTTATCTCCTTGTAAAGGAACAGAAGTAAATTATTCAATTGGTTTAAATGGTTCTTTTACAAGTTTTAGATTAGATTTTGGAGATGGAGATTGGACAACTGCTTTAAGCGGAACGCACACTTATCCGCCTAATACCACATTAGACCCAGTGATTACTGTTGTAAATGAACATTGTCAAGTAGTTCAAACTGCTAATTCTAGAGAAGCGAATACAATACCTAGTGCAGTACAACAAGTTACTCCTACTATACCATTAATTGATATACTTATTCCAGATATCATAATACCGTCGTTTACGTTACCAAGTGTTACACTTACTTTTCCACCAATTGTAACACAATGTATTAGCATACCAGATTTTGCTTCAGCTATTATTATTGATATAATTGGAGCCTTGCCAAGTATTATTGTTTTTGATAATTTACCAGATATTCCTAGTATTATTACATTTGGTGGAATAACAGTGCCTAGCATTATTTCATTCGGGGCAGTTTACATTCCTGATACTATTACTTTTGGGGCGGTTGACATTCCTGATACTATTACTTTTGGGGCGGTTGACATTCCTGATACTATTACTTTTGGGGCGGTTGACATTCCTGATACGATTGAGTTTGTTGGTTATAGTCATATTCCTTCTCGTATTGAGTTCTATGGGACTGAATCTTTTAGTTTGATTCCGTCTAGAATTGTATTTAGCACTGCATGGTATGTGGCACCCGGCGGGAATCCTTGGTTTCCGTCTCTTGTTACCATTAGCGGATTACAGGTTCCGTCTATAATTACTATGAGTTGGCTCGAACCGCCAACCATGTCAGTAGTAGTTACTTGTAGTGCTCCTGGTTCTATGTTAGGTCCAAATCCTTCGCAAGATGGTTTTGAAGGAAATAACGTGGAAGTAGAAGTAGGAATACCATCAGAAATTAATCTAAGACATGATCTTCCAAGAGAATTGTTAGTTAAATCAGTAGGGATACCAGAAGATATAGAAATTGTTGGATTGGAGATACCAAAAGAAATTAGTATTGTTGGCAATATTCCTAAATCTATTTTCTTAGAACCAGTTAATATTCCATCTTCAATTAAGTTAGATGCATCTGATTTGCCAACAACAATTAAACTTGAAATGATTATGCCAATCATTAGTTTAGATGCATCTGGTCTACCTAGTACAATAAAAGTAGAAGGAATACCTGATACCATTGAAATAAAGGGATTTATTCCTAGTGTAATTGAATTAAGAGTGCCTGAAAATATGGAAGTTCCACTAGTTTATAAGGGCGGTCCCATACCAGTTCAGTTTGATATGAAAAATTTGACTGGTGAAGGACAAGATTTGCCGTGTTTCGCCATAATTCCATGTGCTAAAAAATAATGCGTATCAAAATACACAAGACTAGAAATCAATACATTTTAACAAATTCTAACATCTGGGTAAGAAATTTTTGTTTACCTGATGTGCCACCATTAGATATTAATCATTTAGTTAGTGAAAATGATTGTTCTCTTTTTCTTGAGAACGAAGTTTGTCATAGGAAGAAAGGAATCAATGAATTAGACTGGGGTAATTATAAACATGAAAATGTAATAATCGTATCTGATGGATATGAATTTGATTCAAAACAATTGATATTGGAAAAATTTAAGGAAAAAATTGCAGTTTTTGGAACGAATGGATCATTGTGTAAATGGGGTTATGCTGCCAAAGATAAAAGATACAAAAGGGCCATGACTTGGTATGTGGTAAATAATCCATATGCTGAAGCTAAACGATTTTTACCTAAACATGATTATTTTCCAAGATGTTTAGCAGCAGCAAGAGCAAATGCAGACTTTCTTAAATCTTATAAAGGACATAAGCATCTTTATTTTCCTATAAAAGATAGGTTATATTCTGGACTTTCTCATGATTCTGGTGTTTATGTTGATGATTATAGAAATCCAATATGCGCTTCTATCTCTCTAGCATTTCGGGCTGGAGCTAAAAAGATACTATTGTTTTGTTGTGATAATTCTTTTGATAAAGAGCGTCCTGGAGCAGAAAGTTTAGAAAATGGTTTGTGGCAATATCCTCAACAAAACATATCCAATGAAATAATGGATGCTATGGGATATTGGTTAAAAAATGTGGGAATTATGATTGCAAATCATTCTTCTGGACCAAATTTTAAAAACATACAATATATAACAGCAGAAGAATGCATAGACTTTTTCAAGGACAATAATGGATGAACCAAAATTTTCATTAGATGATTTTAAACATTGGATGAAAAATCAAAATGAATATGTTTATAAAATGTCAAAAAGCAATGTTTTAATTGGCATAATGGTAGAATCTAAATTCGCTTCTATGAGATTAAAAAACAAAATATTTCCAGAAGATGGCGATCTTTGTGAATTAGCCAAAGATTTTAAAGATGGTGGTGGCAAAATAATACATGTCGATGGAAAAAGTTTCTTGATAGAAGTGAATTCTGGCACATTCTACATACCTAGACAATACGTCCGGAAGATTTAGTTCCTCTTTTTATCATAGTTTTCAAAGGTTTTAATGGTAGGTTAGCTACAATTGTTTGTGTTGGTTTTGTGAAATTTTTTGGTTGATGTATTAAATTTGCTTTTATTGGTAGATTTGAATATCCTTTTTTTATCAATTTTTCTCTTAGTTTATTAAAATTATCAGCACTTTCCAACCAAACTTCCCATAACATCCTATTTTCATGAACTGTACTGGAAATAGATTGAGCTAAATCTTCAGGTAATCCTAATTTTTTTATATCGCTTACTGAGGTTCTGCCTATTTTATCCCCTTTAAAAGCCGTAAGAATTTTGATCCCTTTTTTGTCTCGTCTCGCTAAGTATAGATAAATCATTTTTATCCTCATAATATGTTTCAAAAATTGTTTCTAAAACTAACTTAGTATATGAATCCATTGTTCCAAATTGTTGAAACATGGATTTTATAGTATCTTCCATTAGTTTAGCATCTTCTAAATCGGAGGTTTTCATTTGCTGCCATATCCTCAATATGTTGAAATTAAAGATAAATATTGTTTAGCCTATTCAGGTAATTGTAATGAGTACATAGTCCAACTATTGTATTTATTAAACGCAATTGAAAAAGAGTTGCCAGGAATTAAAATTTATGTTGCTTGTAAAAAAGAATTGTTGTATTTAGCTGGTAAATTTAATACAGATAGATTGGTGTCATTAGATTTAATTAATGATTTTGGTAAAATTTTTGCTTATACTAGAATTTTAAATTGCGATTTAAAAAGTCATCCTATTTTACAATTATTAGAAGAATCTAATTTAACACTATCTTTTTTAGAATCTGTTGTTCCTATATCAGAAACTAGAAAATGTGTCATTTCTCCAAAGGGACTTTTGCCTACAAAATCTTTGGAATACAATGTAATAAATCAATTAAAGGAAATGGCTAGTTCTGAGGGGTATGATGTTGAAATTGGTGATGATATAAGTGGTGCTGGTTGGGTTATTGGTGTAGAAAATATGGCATTATTTCTAGCCGCAATTAATGGAATAAGAACGACTTTGGTGCCAACAGGAGTTGGGACAGAATTTTATAAGAAATTATTTCCAAAAAATGAAGTTTTGATGCATATATAATTTTGAGATTGATTGTTAAAACAATTTTATATAATTGAGGAGATAAAAATGAGCGTATTTAGAGTAGCCCTTAACAACACAGCCCAGGGTTTAATGGACAATACTTATGAGACAGGTCATGGTGTCCAGGCTGTTCCTAGTATTCAGAGAACCGTTTATATCATGGGACCAAATAAGATTAATCGAGAATTGGCCGATGGTGAAACGTTTACCGATTGCAACTACTATAAGAGATTTTGCTATCCACAAGTAGCCTTGAGTGAGGCAATTTTGACGTTGGTAACGGATGATGGTAGCGTATGGTCGGATGTTGAATCTGAAAACACTTATCCATTAGTTTACACTTTGACATGTCTTAGTGGCACCACTTACACTGACGCTGCTAATATAGCTGATATTGCTGGTGACACTGGTGGGTATGCGGTATTCTGTCAGATTACTAATACTGGTGCTAACGATGTTCAAGTTAGGCTCAACGGCGCTGCAACTGCTATCTTCACATTGGAAGATGGTACAAGCCAAGCGTTTAATGCTGGTGACTTGTCGGTAACTAAAGTTGAAGTAAGCAATAGTGCTTCTGGCGCTGCTACATGTGTTGTTGAAGTTTTGTGCTCGGTTAAGTCCGTAGCCAATAGTTAATAACTATTTAAGTTGATGTAAAAAAAGGCTTGTTAATTCATTTAACAAGCCTTTTTTTTTGTTGTTTCACACTAAATTAGGATATGTTTCTTAAGGGCATAAAAACAAAACGCACTAAATTTAAAACACCAAGTACATTGACTTTAAGACAATTTTACGAAAGAAGAAACAAAGTATTAATTTTGCGAGAAACAGGGGGATTGGGTGACCTTTTAATGCATCGTATGATGTTTGAGGATTTTAAAAAATTGTGTCCAGAGATTGAAATGCATTTTGCTTGTTTGCCACAATACCACACCGCTCTTAAAGATCATCCATTTATTGATAAGGTTTTAAATTCTAAAGAAGTTGAACCAAAAGATTATATTAACTATCATATTACAACATGTGCCTGTACAAGATATGAAATGTCAAGAATCCCTTTTTCTGGTCTTAACAGAAGTGATATTTGGGCTAATCATTGCGGTGTTAAATTAACAGAACACGATGCTCATATCAATGTTTCTAAAGATTGTGTTCAATTTAGTAAAGAAAGCATAGAAAAGATTAGGAATGGCCACACTGGTCCAGGTGTTTTATTGTGTCCAATTTCTGCTATGGTTGTAAAAAATTTAACAAAGTTACAATTAGAGGGGGTTGTTAAAGGTTTGCGAAAAAGAGGTTGTTTTGTATATGCTTGTCATACTACACCAATTCAAGATTTAGCAGGATTGGATGTTCCTATATTTACACAAATGACTTATCCAAAAATGTTTGGATTAATACAAGAGAGCGATTATGTTGTTTCTGTTGATACAGGACAATTTCATTTAGCCGGGATGTTAAAACGGCCATTAACTGGTATTTTTACTTTTTGTGACGGGAAAGTTTACTCAAGACACTATGAAGCAGAGTTGGTTCAAAAACACAGAGATAATGGGGATTGGGATTGTGGTCCTTGTTATAATTGGGCAAATTGTGAAATATCTAAAATTGTTCCAAAACCTTGTTTGACGGAAATAACGGTGGATATGATATTAGATGGTATTGATAGAATGTTTAAAAGATGGCCGCATCCACACTATTATATAGATAATGGGCAGTCGTAGTAGCAAAAATCAGGTTCAAATAATTACTCGTGATGGAGAAGTCAAAATTAAACTGGAAATTGACATCAATATCAATGGTGGCGATATTACTGTGAAAGCTGCCCAAGGAGGAGGAGACCGATTGGAAGAGAAAGAAGAAAATATCTGGGCTATTCCAGACTTTACAAGCTTAGAAAAAATTAATTTTGGTAAAGAAGTGAAAGGAGAATAAGATGGGATATTTGGGTGTCGATTGTGGAACATATAATTTAGTAACATGTCGTAGAGATAAAGAAGATAACTTTGTATACAAAAAAGAGATTAATGCCTTTATTGAAGTGCCATTGGAAACAGATTTTGTATTCAACATGATGAAAAAAGCAGGAGTTCCATTAATTGAAAGACGTGAGGCTAAAATAGCATATGCGTTGGGTGAAGCTGCTATAAATATGGCATATACCATGAACCTGGATTTAAAACGTCCTATGAGTCATGGGTGTTTGAATCCCAAAGAAAAACATGCACAACAGATAATGAGTATTATGATTCATAGTTTGATTGGTGATTTGTCAGATCAAAATGAAACAGTTTACTATTCTACTCCTGCCAATGCAATTAATGAAGAAACTGATGCTGATTATCATACTAAAGTTCTAGAAGCTATTTTTAAAGGATATGAGGATTCTAAAGGAAACAAAATTAAACCATTCCCAATTAATGAGGGATTGGCCGTGATTTATGCAGAGTTGCAAGATAAGAATTTTACGGGCGTTGGAATTTCATTCGGGTCCGGGATGATAAATATTTGTTTCTCCATTTTTGCAAATCCTGCATTCAAATTCTCTCTCGTCAACTCCGGGGATTGGATAGATCGACAAGCAGCCAAGGCTACTGGAGAATCTCCTACTTTTATCAACAAAGAAAAAACCAAAATTGATTTTACCCAACAAAGTGATAGTTTGGTCGATAGAGCAATTAAAACACAATACGAAATTATGATGCAAAAAACTGTTACTGGCATCAAACAAGGTTTAGAGCAAACTGGTAGTAAAGCAAGAACAGACCATCCTATTGATATCGTTATTGCTGGCGGAACTAGTTTACCTAATGGATTTGACACCATGTTTGCAGATGTTCTAAAGAAAGCTAATTTACCTATTAAATTAGGAAATGTTATTAGACCAAAAGATCCGTTATTTAGTGTGGCCAAAGGCACGCTAATAGCGGCAGAAAATTCAATATAGGAGAAAGAAATGGACGATCATGAATTAAAGCAAGTTTTAAGGAAAGAGAAATATTATCCTTTTTTAGCAGCGTTGAGAAAAAATGAGCAAATATCTTTGCCGTCATTGCCACATTTTACTGTTGATAAAGAATATGAAATCTATGAAGAGCGATTAACAGGGCTTGGTGTGCCAGGCGAATGGCCTAGTAGGATGTCCTACGTTGTTAAAAATAATATAGGAAAAACTACTATTGTTCCTATTGGCTATTTTACACCTATTGTAAATTTGAGTCATGAAGTGGAAGATTGTACAGAAAATATTCGTGAAATACATAAAACCAAAGGATGCAATCCTTCTGGAATTCCTGATATTATTTGGGATTACAAGAAGTGTTTAAGAGAGGCAAAAAATTATTTAATTTTAGCAGGAGTTGAATCTGATTATTTAATTTTAGCAGAAGTTGAAGCTGATAATAATTTTGAGGATTTAAAGTCTAGTTCCAGCAGTAGTTCAAAGTCTAGTTCTAGTAGTAGTTCAAAGTCTAGTTCTAGTAGTAGTTCAAAACTTCAATTGGACAATTTGGCTACTGCTATTGCTGATTTACGGGAAAGAATTTAATGAAAGAAGGAGAAAAAATGGAAAAGAAAAAAGAAAGTATGCAACCAATGGTTCAAAAAGATGTATCAGATTTGGGAGCGGGTGCTTACCTTTTGATGCTAGGATATAAGGTAATAGGCAGAAAGGGCAAATCTATTATATTTGAGGTAGAAGAGACTGGTAGTAGGGAATTTGAACAAAATACCCTAGAATATCTTTCTAGTGATTTTCATAGATTTGATTCATGCCTCATGTCCCTTAAGAAAATTAATGAATATATGCCTGATAGATAGTGAAGTAATTCATATATAAGTTATGGATACAAAAGATATTAAAGTTGCAATGGACAAAATAGAGGCTGATTTTGCTTCTGAGATTTCGCAACTTTTCGACGCTTTAAAAATTAAACTTAATAATATTCAATCGCCGGTTCAACCTACACCTCCTACACAAACACAGGTTGAACCGGCGTCTCCTATTGAACAACCACAAGTAAATCCTAATTGGAAAATGCCAACTTGGTGGGACACATTCAGACAACATGGTGCCATTGGTGTAGGTAAAAGAATTTGGAGAGGAACTAATCCTCATGATGACAATGTTTGGTCACGTATAAATAAAGAATCATTTTTGCCATCTTTAGAAGATTATCTTATGATTGAAAGAGAATCAATTAATTTGGTTAATGAGTTCTTCCAATTAAATGAGGCAATAAGCCCAGAAATAGCTAGAATATTAGATGCTTTTAAAGCACAAGTTATTAAGGTTGTAAAAAGAACTGGTTTTAAGATATTTAAATTGGGTCGTTTGGTTAAACCAGTTGAACAATCGCCAGTTGAACAACCGCCAGTTGAACAACCAACTACAAACATGCCTTCAGAACCAATTGTGGCCATGCCTGGCAGAAGTCCTTTTGTAACAGCATCTACCGAAGACCCAGAAGAACCAAAACCTGAACCCGAAGAACCTAATATACCACTATCAAATGAGCCAGAACAAATTCTTAAAAATTACGGGCTTAAGGCAATGCAAATTCGGGCTATAAAAAGCAGGGGAGAAGATGCCTTGTCTAAAGCAGCAGATTTTGTTACAAAAGCTAAATCAGCACAAAATGAAGCAGAATTTGCTGAAGCAGTTTTAGGAGAAACTTACAAGACATTACTTAAAAAAGGATATAGTCCACAAAAATGGTTTAAGAAAGACCAATTGCCGCATATTGAATTTGTAGATCATCAAGACCCTGATGCAGAAGAAGCTTTAGCGGATATCTGTGTCGCTTTAAAAAGAGGAGATCTATTTAAAATTATTGTAGAACCGAAAGAAAAGGGAGAGGTTCAAAAGAATATGATGTCATTAATGCCTGGCCCAGGGGTCTTTTATAAGGATAAGGCACGGGTATTTGATGAATTGAAAAAAGCTCTTGGTAGCGAAAAAGATGCTGAAGTAGAACAGTATTTAGATAATAAAATATCGCAAAGATTTCCTGCTAATAGTGTTGTAGATAAGGCTCAAAAAGAATCTGGAAGACGATCTAATTATGCAAATAGATCAAAAAGTCTATTTGATAAATTTGGCGAACCAAATTATTAAAACATAGTTTTCTGAACAGGTTGACTCTGACTAATTTGCGGTTTCACAATTGGTTGTTGCACCTGTGGCTTCACAATAGGTTGTATTGGTATTACCTTTTCTTTTTCTGTCTTCCAACGAGTTGCCAAATTCGGTAATTGTGGATCTTTATTAACTGCTGCCGTTATTGCATTTCTAATAGGCCCTTTGAAGCGTCTTTGGAATTCTGAACCATTGGAATTAAATAAGTCTGATCCTATTCTTATCTTATTGTTTGAGACGATTTCTTCGGCTCTTGCATAATTTCCAAGTCTGTCTTTATTATTAGTATCGTAAGCGTCTGGATGTGTTAATCCGTCTAATAGTGTTTTTATTTTTTCATACATTGGCATTGCCCGTGTCACTTCTGTTCGGTAATGCTGTACTATAAAATTGGTTTTCTTTTCCACCTCATCTCTTTCTTCTGCGCTCATTGCTTGTAATTCTCTGGCAGTTCCTAACAAAAGCATGTCTAATTGAATCATTTTCTCAAGACGATTTTCGCTGGTTCTTTTACTGATAATTTCAAGCATTTCTTGACAATGAACAACCAAATTTTTAAGTTGATTGTCGGCACCAACTGGTTTAACATTTGTTAACAATTGATGGACAATGTTGCTTTGGTCAATATTTTCCACACCATCTGTCCTACCGCTTAATTGATTGGCGATTTGTTGTTTTTGAGAAGTAAGTGCTTGGGATATGGCTTGTCCATGTTTTGCAGAATGAGACTTCATATGTTCTTCAATTTCGGCCTCTGTTGGCTTTCTTCCATTGTCTCTTTCAAAAGTAACGATATATCCTAATTGCATAAGATTAAAAGCTCTGTGTGCTTTTTTGACCAATTGAACAAGAGCATAGTCTTCTATATCAAAGTGTTTCGTAATGTCTAATACATCAGCATCTAAGTTGCCTTTTTGCACATCTGCTTGTGTGTCTTCCACATCGCTTTGAATTGTTTTGCCACCAGCTAACCAATTACGAATAGAACTGATATCACGACTTGTCACAACACCCTCTTGTTCGCTTCTGCCCTCAAAGCCCTTTAATATAAATCCAGTAAATGCGTCTGGATTCATATTTGGATTTTTCATTAGCTGTAACAATCTTTGTTTATCTTCTTGTGTCAAGTTTTTGCTTAGAGGTTCTGACGCTTGGATATCTGGCGTTGCTGCCCGTGTTCCCATTTTTCTGCGGGCTTCTCGTTGACGGCGAGTACCGTTCTCGGCAATATCTAATTGCCACATAGATTTTGCATAATCATAACCCATTCTCATTATCTTATTTCTTAAAACTATGACTTTTTTGGATAGATTCTTTTTCAAGTTGCTAGCGATTTTTCCATATTCTGTAATTTTTCGTGTATCATTGTCGGCTTTTGCTTTGTCTAATTTTTCTTGAGCATCTTTATATTCATCTTCTACTTCAATAAAATCTTGATACTGGGCTTTTCCCAGATTGCGTTTTACATAGTATTGTGCGTTTTTATAAAGTAATTGAAGTCCTGATTTTAGAGCCAAATACTCTGGACTTCCTTCTGGTAATTTAGATAGGAAAGAATTGATTCCTATACCAATTGGTCCCAACCTTACCTTTTCTTCTCCAATTTGATCTTGAATAAATCTAACATTTGTTCTTGCTTTATCTCGTTGTCCACGAATTTGAAAAAGTCTTCTCATAATATCGTAAGCGCCTTCTTCTGTTTGCGAATAATGAGATATCCAATTTTGCGCAGTTTTAAAACTGTTTTCTCCTTTCTTGCCTTTTTTAGCAACTAGGCGATTTTTCAATTCTTCAGATAGTTTTCTGTCTCCCCAATGAAATGCTTGTCCACTTGCATCTTCATCAGGCATATCATGTAGCTTAAATTGATTTCTTAATTTATTCCATTTCTCTGCCAAAGACAATCTTGGGTGTCCTTGGGTAGTTGGAGATCTTCGTTGTTTTACAAAATTTTCTAAAAGATTAACTTCGTTGTCCAATCTAGTCAAAGCGTTTTGTTGGGATATTAACTCCGCATTTAATTGCTCATCATCTAAAAATGGATATTTATCAACAACAGGAGTTTCGTCGTCACTTATGCCAGAATAACCAAAGTATTTTTCATGTTCTTGTTCATAACGATCTGTTTTCTCTTGACTGGTTTGATGATATCTTTTAGTCCCTTTATTTGGATCACTGCCACCAGCACGAATGTAATGATACATGCTGTGTTGTCGATTGTTAACGTAAAAATTATAATCGTGTTCGTCAGCTAAACCTTTTTTGTTTTCTAATGTGTTGCTATATTTACTTAATGTGTCATTTTCACCAGGGACATGGCTACATGTGTCCAACACAATGGCTTTTGCCTGTTCTGTCAATGTGTTGATGTAACTTGCTGGTCCTTCTGATATGAGTTGGAGAATTTCTTGTTGATTTTTTTGTCGCCATCCAAAAAAGTATCTATTCAAATGATCGACAACCTTTTTTAAGCCCATCCAATAAGTAATTTCTTCTGTCAATCTAGTTTCGTCAGAAGGGTCTAAAGTCCCTCTTAGAACCTTTTCATCATATTCTTGTTGTAATCTTTGTATGCTGTTTTCTGGATGTCCATTTTTTAAATCGTCTGCTATTTTACCACTTTTAGTTGTGTCTTTTAAATCTCTAGCAGCCCGATCTCGCATAGCCGTTGTACTTTCATACATTCTATACATTGTATTGTTGATTAGTTTTCCTCTCTGCAATATGGGTAGAGGCTCAGAAATAGATTCTACTTTACCATCACTTGTGATATACTTCCAAACTCGAACGGCAACGTTTTTATCTTGAGCCACACCATAATCGAGACCTTTAATTGCCATTGTGTATTTTTGGCTTTGATTTTGTCTTCTATCTGAAGAAAGATCCAATCTCCAATGTCTTCCTTCTTGAGAAGGTTCTTCCGAAAGTTTAGGATCTAGATAAGTAATATCATATGTTTGCAATATGGATTCTCTGTCACTATTGTCCTCTTTATTTATGGCTTCTATGAAAGTACCATCCCTTACAGGAGCCTTTAAATTAGACTCGTCTTTTTTAGGACGGCTAGGATTAATGGTAAATTGGTCATCTTCCTTCTTTCCACTCCAATTAACTCTAGGTGCAGTATCAAGCATTTTTCGTCTGGGGTCATTAATTGGGCCTGATAACCATCCATCAGAAATCATTTTTAACCAAGCACTTAGGCGTATGCCTGCCATCTGTTGACTCATACCAGTATAACCTTTGAAAACCCATGCGTAATCTGGATCGTTAGCTCTATCTACACGTTTTCCTTCTTCTTGACCAGCTTGCTTCTTTTCTCTAGCTTTTATTTTTGCAGGAGAATCAATTTTTTGGATAGGATTTACATTAACATTAGATGCTGTTTTTCCTTTGCTAATTTGACCACCAGGAACATAATCTCCTAAAACATAACCGTAATCTCCATATCCCTTCTCATAATATTTTTCTCGCTTTTCTTTTCCTGATAATCCTTCCATTTCGGCAGGATCTACATCTTCCATAGTCTTTTTTCTAAAATAAGGGTCATGGACATCAGCGGTTAGTCTGTCATAAATTTGTCCAGCCATTTTACTTACAAAATAGGTGAAATATTTACCTTGTATTTTTAATGTTACAAATCCATAATCATTGGAAACATCATGAGGATCATATTGGGTGCCATTTTGTTTGGCTAATTGTACTTTTTTATGGGTTTCTTGAATCAAAGTATTGTAACGATAGGAAAGAGCTTGTTTCCAATGACGTGGTGGGAATTGATATAAAAAAGCAATATCGTTATTATCAAATAAAACTGGTGCTTTTCTAATGTCTTCTTCTTCTTTTCCACCAATTAAAGTGGCGGGAGCAGCCATTTCAAGATAGGCTTCCCACTCTTCTTCTGTGTCTATTTTCCCAGTTAGACAGATTTTTTCAAAAAGCCGACAATGTTCTCGTTCTACTAGATAATTAAAGAAATCCATGCAATATATAGGATGCTATTGTCCAAATTTATCTTTTAGATCGCCAGCTAATTTAGATAATCCCTCTGGATTCAAATATTGCCCTTGTAGAGCATTAGGTGGTGGATTTTCTACCTTTTTGGCTCTATCTAGACATTCTTGGATATATTTGGCATCTTTAGGATTGTCTGGGTCTAATACTTCTTCTTCGGCAATTGCCACAACATGGGGCAAAGCAACCCATGTTCTGAGTTGTTTTGGCAATTGTTTAATAATAACTCCGCTTTCTGAGATGGATTCTATTTCTCCCATAAAATAACGAAATAGGATTTGAACATATCCTTTGGGATCTTCTTTAAATAAATCCCTGGCTGTCTGACTGGTAAAAACACTACAAATTTTACCTTCAAAATATTTTAAATTTGGGTGTATCATTTACAATCACATCCACAGGAACAAGATCCGCTACTCTCTTCACAGGAACTAGGCTCCATTAGTATTCGTTTTAATTCGTCTATTGGTGGGACTCTTCCAGCAGTTTTAACTTTGCCATCTATGATAAGTGCAGGAAGTATCAATACGCCATAATGACTAATTTCATTAATGTTTGTTACTTTTTGAATAGACGCTTTAATGTTGAGTTGGGTCACCATCTGTTCTGTTTGCTCGGCTAATCTTTTACATTTTTCACAACCAGAACCTAATATTTTAATTTCCACAGTATGCTCCTTTGTATAAAATAGAATAGTAACTACATTGCTAATTGCAACAGATATTCATCGGTAACAGGTTTTTCTGAAACTTCTAAATAATGAATTAATAATTTGGGTCCAACATTCACAAGCATTGCGTTCCAATCTTTGTAAATTTGTGGAGGTCTGACGAAAGATATTTTCATTCCTCTTGCCTGCATTTTTTCTATCATGTTTTTAATGCCTTCTTTGCCTGCCGAGTCGGAATCGAGACATAACACAATTTGGTATGGTTGTAAGAATTCCAGTTGTTTATCAGAAATATTTTTGCCACCAAAAGCAGCAGAATATGTTTTAAATTCTCCAGCATAATAGATAGAGATGGCATCGAATTCGCCTTCCGTCAAAAAAAGCTTAGCTCCTTCTTTAGGCCAAGTTCCTTCTTCTATCATAGCGCTAGGAAAAAACAGAACATCACCTTTACCTAATCCGACTGTTATTTGTGGCCCAAGATATTTTGGAACCTTATCATTGTCCCCAATATATCGACCATTGTAATAAATTAGTCTTCCATCATTGTTGTAATATGGGATTACAATTCTTTGACGATATCGCCCATTAGTAGAAATTAGTAGACCGTCTGTAGATAATTTTCTTTTGTTTAAGTATGTTTCTGCTTCTATGCGATAACGACTGCTTGTAGGTATTTCATTTATTGGATAAGTAAATGGTGGTAGGTTTAAAAATTCAGGTTTTTTTTCTTCAACAATTACTGGTTCTGGTGGTTTGATAAATAATTTTTCTATTTCTTTTTCTAGGTCTCTAATATCATTGTTTTCACTGCCCAAAATAAAACAAGCTTCTTCAAATGAACATTTTTCTATCTCCATTAGGAGCCCTATGATTGTTCCCGTTTTGCCCGAGGACCAACAATGATAGCAACCGTTCGATATTTGTTTTTTTCCACCTTTAGTATCGCAATGAAGAGAATGTTCACGATCACGCCGACCACTCGATGTTTGAAAACAGGTATTTATTCTTATGATCGAATCCCCAACTGTGACAACATCACCAGGGAACTTGCTTTCACACCATTCAACAAATTTTTCAAAATTTATTGACATTTTATCTCAACACCCCTTTGTTCCAACCATTTTAAAAAATCTTTCTCTGAATATTTACAACCTTTTGAAATATTGTTTAACAACAGCATGGGCTGTAAATTATCAAGACAGTTTATTAATTTTACATTTGTTATATTGTGATCCACGAATGCTTTGATGGGGAAAATGTGGTCAACAGACCATTTTCCATCTTTTATTTTATGCCAATTTGGATGATTTGTCAAATGTTTTTCGAGGTCAATTCTTGTATAGCCAAGCAAGTCTGCACTTTTACATTTTTTTGTTTGTCCAATTGCCAATAATGTGTGTTTAACTAATTTTTGACAACGATTTTGCATCACTTTATTAAATTTAACTCTTTCTCTGTCGGGGTTCCATGCTGGATTATTAGGGCCTTTACGACGGTCAAGATAGGCACTGCCAGTAGTTGTTTCTATTATCTTTTTAATTCCACATTTTCGACATCTTTGTCCCATTTTGAATTTACAAAATCTTATTATGTTTTCTTCGCCACATTCACATATGTACTTCATTGGTGTATTTGCGTCTGTATATTTATCTAATAGTTTACATTTGTTGTCTAAGAAATATTGATTAACATCTTCTTGTTTCCATTTTCTTTTTTCAAGACTACACTTTTTGCAACAACCGCTTTTTATAAATCTATGAAAGATAGTAACTGCTTCTTCGCCACAGAAGCAAATATATCGTAATTTTTGTAGGCTATTAATGTATTTATTTTCTAATAAAACACATCCATGTTCTTCAAAACATTTTTTGATATAATCATATTCCAATTGCTTGCTGCCACCACAAACTATACATCTATTACCCGATTTAAAATTGGCCCAAGAAATAAATCCTTCGTGCCCATTTTTACAAACATATTTCATTTTAGTGGTATTGTTGATGTATTCTTTTTCCAATAATTGGCAGCCATTGTCCGTAAAATATTTTTTAACATACTCATAATTTAATTTTTTTCCCATACTCTTATATAGTATATTTGTTTCAGAAAAAAGCGATATGAGCGATTTAATTACTCCAAAAAAAGCAGCGGAAATTTTAGGTGTGTTGCCGAATACTATAAGAAATTGGGAACGGGACAATAAAATCTCCGCCATTAAAACTTTAGGTGGTCATCGACGTTACCATTTAGATGAAATTAAAAAATTGCTTGAAAATAATAACAAAAAGGATTAAAATAAAATAATGAATTGTAATCATATTAGTGTGAGTCGGCACGATTGTTGGAAGTTATGCCAAAAATCTTATTATTACCGTTACCATGTAAAAGTGCCTTCGCAGTTTTCCCCGTTTTATTTTACTTATGGAACAATTTTTCACAAATGTGCCGAGGAATTCGTCCGTCATGAAGGTAAAAAGAGCCTTGGAATTATATCGAAAGAGATTTTAGAGGGCAAAATTCCGATTGAAGAACATAATGGAATTATTAAATATGCTCCTAAATTACCTGCTGAATATAAAGAAAAGTTCCCAAATCATTTAAAAGCACTCCAAAAATTAACCGATCAGATAGGTTTTGAAGGTAAAAATGAGATAGAATGGTCATTTGAATATGATTTAGAGCCACCAAATAATAAATGTGTAGTGGGGTTTATTGACCGTCTTATTATTAAAAATGATAAATACTTCATTATTGATTATAAAACTAGCAAAAATAATGGTTGGCGTAAGACCCCTAAAACTATTATAAACGACCTTCAACTTCAAGTTTATGCCAGAGTAGTTCAAAAAACCTTTAATGTTGACGCTAAAGCGGTCCAGGCAGCATTATATTATGTAGATGGTGGAAACCTAGTTGGAGCCCGTTTTACAAACGAAACGCTGCTACGAGCCGAGCAGGAGCTTTTAAGGGCATACTGTGACATCATCTCTACCGAACCTAATAAAGCCTATGCTAATGTAGGGGAACATTGTCGGAGATGTGAATTTAATAGTCTCTGCCCGCATTATAAAAAGAAGTGATTTTAATAAATAGATTATAGAATTAAAACAAAGGAAATTTATTACACTACAAATGTATGAAACGGCACAAAAAATGAATAAATTTATTGTTCATATAATTTGTGAAGGCCGAGAAGATGCCTTTGATGGAGTGACCTTTATTTCTTTAGTTGATGCATTTCCGAGAATTGGGGAAAAGATCGCCATTGAAGATGGTAATGTATGTGAGGTCGTAGGCATAATACACAAACAATCTGTAATTCGTGAAAATGGAGAAATTACTTCTATTATTTTAGTTCCTAATGTAATGGCGAAATTACAAAACAAATAATCAAGGCAAAATGATATAACTCTTAGGATATCGTCTACCAGGATTAATATAATCAATAATTGGTATTTCTTGGGCGAAACTATAGGAATTTACCAACCATCCATATCCATTTCTTTTATAAACGGCTCTAATATTTTCTAAATTAGTAAACCAACCTTTCCCCATACCGTGTTTTATGTCGTTACTGGCAAAACAAGTGCCAACATAATATTCTTTATCCAATAGTCCACCACCAGACCGTCCCGATCTTGGACTATTTAGACGAGTAGAAATAATACCCCCTACTTGCTCAATAAATTCTACAGAATAAACAGCTACTTCATCTCCAAAATCACATCCAGTTGATATAAGTTCTTTTCCAGGGTTCATTTTATAATTATTTGGGGCTATCGAAAAATACTTAGGCTTCCAATCAGGCTTAAAAACTACACAACTACTATCTTGTCCAGGTTTCAGGCTCCAAAATAAAACTTTTGCTTTATAGGTTCTAGGGATTAGTAATTTAATTTTATTGTGATACCAAACAACAATTTTACAATCAGCAGAACTGTTCTCATCCCACAAATGTCCGCAGGATGCAACATAGGCGTTATTATTTTTAGCATCATAATAAATAATTGTTCCACTACCATAATTATCACCCGCTTTAATAAGAACGCTAGCGCTTAAGTAATTGATATATTTTAAGCCTCTTTGTGGAAGTGGATCACCAAATACCTTGTTGACAAAACATGCCAAAAAAAGTAAAATTATAAAGCGTTTCATATAAATTATATATGTCTATATTAATTGTGTCTCATAATATTTATCTAACTAGAGAAGAAAGATATTCTCTGGTCTCTAAAATCCCAATAGAGGTAGTTGGAGTAAGTATTCCTGTATGGGCCAAAGAAGGGGTTACTACAGAACCAGCAAAAGAGGTTTTTTGCAAATATGAAATATCAGACAATGGATCGAAAAAATTAGTTAGTTTTTCGAATAATAAATATCAAATTGTTTTGCCAAGTTCTAATGGTCATATTGTATCAAGACCAACAAACGAAGAATGGCGACAGATAAGTAAAGAAAACCAAGAACTTTGGTATGAACACCATCAACCTATTCCGACTTCTAAAAATCTTTTAGATATGAAAGACGGTGGTGCAGCTTATTTGAAGTTTAGGTATAGAACTATAATTGTTAAAGAAGAACAAAAAACCCCAGTTTTCCATTTTGTAGAGATTAAACCAATAGAAATTTTATTAGAATCACTTACTTAAGGCGGGCAATCTCTCAAAGATATGCCCATTCTTACATATATGCTTTGTCCACTAGTAACAGTCACACTATCTGTTAAAGCTACCGAGGAAATCAAATAACCAGTTGCATCTCCTTCATCAGTTAGGAAAAGATTTTGAACTGGTCCCCAACTACCACCAGTAGCCGAGAAAATTAAAATTGGACTTCTTGCGACTGTAATTCCACCTACTTCTGTCATGACAAACGTAGTAGAAGTAACCTGTTGTCTAGAATAGCCATTAATAGCTGGTTCGGCTATCAAAGACCCCATAGTTTGGGCAGCGGTTAGCGAGGATCTATTATCCAGGCCAAAAAAATACTTCTCTGGTATGCTTACACCATTGAAAAGAACCCCTAAGAAGAATTCTTCTCCAGTTGTGTGGATCATGTTTTTGAGATTTCTTTTTTCCCAAATAACCTCGTTTTCTTTAGAAACAAGTTTAATTTCTTCAATGGTAATAATACCGTGCCAATTCTTATTCATAGTAATATATAGTGTATGCGATTATCTTTTCGAAACTGGTTAGAGGGTCAAACATTGGGTGGTGGTATAAGTCCACCACCCCAATCTCCAGTAGATCCAGAACCAGCACCCGGACAAAGTACGGGAGCCTTTTGGGATTGGAGCAAGAAAAAATTACCTCCAACTAAAAGGACTCCAGAAAATGCGTGGGAAAAAATGAAAACTAAAAAATCAAAGGTCTGAATCGCCATCTTCCCATTCGTCTTCCTCTTCATCCCACTCTTCATCTTCTTCTTCGTCATCTTCATCTAAATCATCATCCCATTCGTCTTCATCATCTTCTGTTTCATAAGGATCAAATTCTTCTTCTTCATCTTCGTCATAATCATCTTGATACAAATTGTTTTCTCTGCTTTTCATGAACTATCTCCTATATAATATAAAGGTGTCGCATATGAACAATGTAGTTAAGTTATTATCAGTTTTCTTTGTAGTTTTTATTATTGGTTGTGGGGCAAATCTTTTTATTGGCGGTCTTGTTAATGGTGCTATAGATTTTTATCTTGTATGGAAAGATGGCGAGGCCCATAAATGCTATGATTATGATGTTTTTATCATTCGTAATTCTGTCATAATGGCTCTTGAAGAAATGAAAATACCTATCACAGAATTAGGCGATAATAAAATTATAGCTGGTGAAAAAGAACGATTCAAGATAAAAATAGAAAAAATTCAGTCAAATATAACAAAATTAAGTGTTAGAATTAACTTCATGGGTGATAAACCATATGCAGAATTATTATATCAACTTGTAGATGACCATTTAAATACAATTGATTTTCAAAAACCAATTCCTCAATTATCTCCAGTTCCTAAACAAATAATTCCCAAACAAACAATGCCAATTAGAAGGCGATTGTTTAGGAGAAACATGGTATGACATTTAAATTATGGTTAGAAGCCCAATTGGCTTATGATATGCGTAATTTGGATAATCCAGATGCTGGTGATCCAAATTGGCTTACAAATGATAAAAAAAACAAATTGCGAGGATTATATGCTGGACCGACTCCCAAAAAAGGTATGCACGAATTAAAAGTTTGGTGGAATCAAGCCGTAGATAGAAATTTTATTCAATCGGTCACAACTATTCATTTTGGTCATGCTGATAGAATTGATAAAGAAATACAAGGCAATAAAAATGATGATCTCTCATGCATAGGCTACATTAATCCACCGTATAAAAACAATTGGGTGGGCAATTGCGGAATAATAGTAAAAGGTCATATTACTCTAGCAGGTAATTCTGACCTTCAGAGTAATCAATGGGTGATAAGAACTCGTACAGGTCGTCGCAAATATTCAGAATATTATAGAGATTTTATTATTGATAAAAATACTTTTGTGCCACCATCGGGAAGAAAATACAATGAATTTTTAGTGGCAAATTGGTCACCTATTGCCGTAGTGGTAAGTGGTGACAATCTTGATTCTTCTATGACGCCACAACAATTGTCCCAAAAATATAAATTACCATTATTAGATGAGAGTGGGCAGCGTTTAGCTTAAATTACAAATTTTCTAACCAATTTGTTGTTTTGGACATCCCACATTTCATTAGATCCAATATTTTCAATAGTTGATACGCTAGTAATCGCAGCTTCTGCCATCTCTTCTTCACTTGAAGAAATTTCTTCTGTTATATTGCCACGTTTGTCTAATGTAAAATATTTATCTGCTGGGACTTCAACCTCTATATTGGTAATATCTAGCCCATTAGCTAACATGCTTACTCCTTTATAAAATTTAGACAATTTAATCATTTTTGTTTGTGGAACAAGTATACCATTATCAAAGTTTATAACATCATGTGCGCCTTCAATATCATCTTTACAGATATTCCTCATCATTTTAACATCTGGGCTTTTAATGCCTTTATTGAGAAATTCGGCTATCATTACATCCTGATAAGGTCGTCCAGCGGTCATGTCTAACTGCAACATCATATCTGCAATTGCCTGGGTATACTTTACAACTCTAGGCGTTTTAATAACAGCTTGTGCCAAATAAGCATACGCAGCATCCCTAGCTGTCTTTAAAGCCGTCATTTGGTCTTTACCGTTCGATTTTTCTTTTTCATAAATCCCAACCATAATATTCCACCATGCACCTAAAAAGACTCTGCCAAAACTATGGCATTCACTACTTAATTGATTATCTGACGATTCCTTTGGCAAACCTTCTGGCGGAACATATCTAAAATTATTATTTGCATCTCGTAAAGCATAAGATAGTGTAGCTCCTAAATCATGTAAAATTTGACCAGCTTGTTCCGCCAAGGAAGACAAAGAATTTGTCTTCCTTAAATCACCACCACAATCTGCTAAGGCTCTATTCAACAATTCATCAAATTGCATTGATGTTATAATGGCAGAAATATCGGAAAACGCTTCGTGAAAAGCCCAAATTTCCAATGCTTGTACACTCCAGAAATCAGGTCTAACAGCATCTAAAATTGCGTGACCTTGTTCATGTGCCACAACATTGGCAGATTCTACCATAAAAATTTGTCTTTTAGATTTATCAATAAAAGAGAAAAATTTTATATTAGCTCTGTCATAATAAGCATTAAGTTCGTTGCCTGCTCTAGGAAAAACTTTAAGGGTATTGGTTGCAGCCCATTTTTTTAAAGGTAGATATTTGCTAGCATAATCTAACCCAGCAACCATTGTAATAACAGCGCCATTTGCTTGTCCTTCTAATGTGCCGAGATTGGCTGCTTGGCCTTTAAATCCTGCTACTGACAATTTCATTGTTTCTGGCAAATTTGGTAATGTTGCTTTTTTAACAAGTTGAATGGCGGGATCATCTAGAAAATAATCTGTAATAACTGGTGTGGCAAAGAACCGTTTGATGTTGTTAATAATTTGCATTTTGTCTCTCCTTTCTATTATATATTATATGAACGAAAAAGAACAAAAGATAAAAGAACTAAGAGCCATTGAGGCTAATAAGAAGAATTATATGGGATTAAGTGGCAAATTTGGGTTAATTGTCAAAACGCTAGGACAACCCATTATAGAACAACATGAGGGCGGGAGTTGGTATGAGTCAAGTTATTTGGACGAAGTAGATAATTTTGAAAATGACGGCGATATTGTAGATGAATTGCCTAAAATGGATGTTGAAGAAAGAAATGAACCTGTTGGTGATGAATGGAGAAACGAAAGAATTGATGGAACTATTTATTCTCCTGTTTCCATTGGATGGTATTTTGAAGGATTAAATATTGGAATGCATATTGAGATTCTGTATAAAGAAAACGATAAGTTGTTAAGAGTATCGTTTAAAGGACATGTTGTTTATAAGGAAACAATGGGAGAATTAGAGGCATTTGTTCCTGGTGTTGAATGGGAATCATTAATTGATAAATTGTATATTTCAGCAAAAGAAAAACATGCTGTTTTGAAACGTGATAATAAACAAAAAGATGAACAAAAAAATGTTCGTCTTAAAAAGAATTGGCTTAAAAAAATTAATGAAATTTGGGGCGTGTGAAATTTGTAATAATTTGCCTATATATTTGGACATGGAAAGCTACAGTAAATGGGTGAAAATTCGTGAAGGAATAGCTACAGGAAGAGGTGTTATTGAACCTCCTACAAAAGATGATAACGACGAAGGCCCCTACGATCCACAGTGGCCAAATTACTGGAAACGAATTGAACAGTGGATCGGTTCTCATTACGATGAATTTTTACCACTTTTTGAAATGATGGTAGAACAGTCGATTGCGTTAAACCCCGATACTAATGCCAAATATAAAGGCGGAATAGGGAAAGATGAACCGCTTTTTAGAGTTGAATTGGTGTGGGTTGTAAATCAACTTGAAAACAAACTGTTGTTCGATCAAATCGACAACAAATTAGAAGCCGTCCTCTCCCGATCTTCAATAAAAGAGATCATGCCTGATGCTGATATGGAGAGAGAATTGGCATCTGGATTGACAGATATGTGTTATCGGTCTGTCCTTATGAGTTTCTCGAAGTTCTGCAATCCGTATTCTGAAAACAAGGCTTTTTACAAAAAAGCGATAGATTTTTTGATTGAGGCATCACAACGAAGGGATTTGTTTGTTTTAGCTGGGAAGTTAGCCTTGATGACTATGGAAAGGATTTGTTCATCTGCTTTTAGAGACACATCTATTTGTAGTCATTTAGATAAGGCTAAATTAGTACCTATAGATAATGAGGATGGAAAATTAACACTATTCTACAATAACGTTAATTTTAGAGATGGCAACAAAGCATTCACATTCACAGTTGATAGAATGTGTGTGCTTAAATTAATGGTTTAGAAGAAGAATAGAAAATAAACTATTGCTCCAACTTGTGCTACTATAACTCCAATTCCAGTCCAATCCCACGCATTTAATTTCTTTTCATCTTCAGCCTTTAGTAAGGCTCTTCTTGTTGGGATTTTTAATGCGGCTACTTGTTCTTTAAGAGAAGTGAGTTCTGCTTCGTAATTAGATGATGGTTGTTCTTTTACAACCGTTCTCTCTACTTCAGTTAAATTTAATGTATATTCTGGCTTAAAAGTTTCTTTCTTAATAACGGTCTGACCATCTTCGTCATAGGTGTGAATTTCTCTTTCAACAATCACAGGCGCTCTTCGTTCAATTATTTTTTCACTTAAAAATTTTGGGACTGGTTTTTCCACCCAAATTTCCTGAACAGTTTCTTCATAAATTCTTTTTTCGGCTTTTCGGCCATCTTCTAATACAATTTGTTTTACGGTTTCACTCATACAATGCCCTCATTCTGATTATTATATAGTAGTAAACGTAGAAAATTTTCATGATTAATAATCGCCAAAAAGAAGGCTAATTTTGGGCACTTATTTGTTTATTTTTTGCTTTATTTCTTTAAGGTCTTGGTGGATGTTATCAACTATCTCTTTATTATGTGTAATTATCTCTTGATTTTGTGTAACTATTGTGTGGTTGTGCAAAGTTAATATGGCATTACTAATGACAAAAATCACTATTACTACATTAAAAATAAATTGCACAACATATAAAGACACTGAAATATTTTTCATACAATATATAGTGTATGATTACTTTTTTGGAGTATGTTAAAAAGAAAAAATTCTCAAAAAAATTCATACAACAATACGGACACTTTAAAGTCTGTGTTGTGAATGGCAAGGCAGTTAGGGATTTTTCTAAAGAGGCAGAGGAATTCGGGGAAATTTCTATACACCCTTATTTTCCTACTCTAATTCCAAAAAACGAAATTTGGATAGAGGATAATATTAAACCGAAAGAACAAGGAGTGTTAATTGCGTCCGCTTTACATCAATTGAAAAAAATAGAAAGTGGCATGTCTTTGGAAAAGGCATATGAAGATGGTATGAAAAAACAAAATAAATATAGAGAAGCTATATTGTTATCCAAAAAGAAAATTTATTCAACAAATAAGTCGGCACCAGATTATGTTTATATTAAAAAATATGGGCATGTAGAAAACGAAGATGTAGATGTTTGGCTGGTGGATGGTGAAACAGTAAGAAACCATTTTAAGGTTGATTATTTGGAAGGGGGACATGGATATGTTTATGGATGGATTCCCAATGGTGAAATTTGGATAGAAAAAAGCCCACATCCAAATGAGTGGTCATATATTTTACTTCATGAATATGTTGAATTGGTGTTAATGAAATATAAGAAGATGGGGTACGATAAAGCTCATGCAATAGCATCTAAATGCGAATGGTATATGCGAAAATATAAATCAAATTATTCTAAAAAACAAGCTCTTTCTCTTACCAAAGAAAAAGCACTTGAATTAGTTAGGAGAAACAAATGATAGCAACTGGTGGAATTTTAATATCTGGAACTAGTTTATATAGAAAAACAAGAGTGCCACCTCTTTTAATACCTAATGCCATTGTGCTTATTGGTAATTCTATGCTGTATGGACGAAGAAGATCGCTATCTCGATTAACGGGAGTGGATGCCTATGACAATCGTTGTAGAGAACCATCTGCTTTAGATAGATTACGCCGTCACCAAATCACGGAGGTGTAATTAAATCCGCTGCTATTAAAGTATATGGAATCTCTGTTATTTCATCTGGGTTGTTATTGCCATTGTCATATGTGTAATTAATTTTTCTTCCCAAATCTCCAGCTTTCGCACCCGCTGGATATTCAATTATTTGTTCAATTCTGTCAGACCCATCCACAGTTATTTTTTGGAAATTAAAAATGCCAGACTTGCCACCCAATAATTCATAATCCTCCCTAACAGTTGTTGGATCAAGATCTAAAGAAATTCCTTTAGAACTTTCTGCATGATATATTACATCACCAGCTACAGTGTCTCCTTCAGTTGCCCATGCATTGGGATTTAAATAAACTAACATGTTTTGACCATCAGCAAAATCAAATCTGTATGTGCCGCCAACAGTGTGTCGCATGAAATATGTTGGTAATTCCGCAACACCAGCTAGAGCGTTAAATCTTAAAGCCTCTTCTGCTGTTCCATTTTGAATGTAGAATCTAAATCTAGTTACTGGTAAAGTTTGTCTTATTAATACCCTATCCAGGTTTTGTGGCAACTCAGCAAGAAAATATGTGGAAAATGTCGTATTAGCATTTAAAAGAGTGACTATTTCTGAAGCGGTAGTTGCTGCCAAAGTAGTGCCACCAATATCCACAGTAACAGTAGACCAATTTTTATACAACTCATTGTTAAATGCAAATATGATAGTTAAATTTCTTCTGGCGCTTGCATCTGCATCAACACCAGAAAGATCAAATGGACTTTGAGACCAACTAGTAACAATGTTGTCTCCACGTCCTGCATTTGGAGCACATTTGAAATTTTGACTATATTGTCTATCGCCAAGTAACCAAGTACCTATAAATTCAACATTAAATGGATTTTGAAAAAACATATTTTTTCTCCTTTATCTGTGCTTTCAACCATCTTGCTCAAACAGTTGCGGCACAATTTATATACTATTTGTTAGTATAGAAAAATAAGAAAAAATTAAGATTTCAAACACCCTTTTTTACCAAGTCTACTAATCTCTGTCTTTCCAGTGTAATTTTGTTGTGTAGGGTTTTTGGTGTTCGTTTTCGTAAACGAGAACCACATTGAGCAATTGTTGCAATCTTGTCCCTAGTATAAGTCTTTACAGGGGCATCTTGAAAATTGCGTTCAATAGAACCTTCACGAAGTTCAATTCCACGAATGTATTTGGAATTGGACTCAATAACTAATACCGTCCTACGAACAGGATGAGAATGACTGCCTTTATAATACAATTTAGCAACAGGCATCCGACTAACAAAACCATAATCTTTCTTTGGCATAAAAATTTCTCCTTCTTTCTTGCACCTTCATATTATAATAATTGCCAAGTCACTTTTCAAGATTATTTTCTTTTTTATTCCACTTTTCAAAGATTTTGAATGTTAAAAAACTAAAAATACCACCAACTATGCTCTTTAACATAAAAAGCATAACCGTAACAATACTAACACCTAATATCAAAAAATTGCGTTTTTTAGCCATAATTTCACCTCCGTTAACTATATAATCTTATGAACGCATTAAAAATTTCTAGGGAGGCAGTTAAAACTCCAAAACAAAAATTTAATAAGTTCTATAAAAGACAAAACTCTGTAGCTGAACTTGTTGAAACCAAAGAATGGGAAATATATGCTCAATTCTATGATTTTGACCAATATGAACTAGAAATACAGATAAATCCAGAAGAAGATCCAGAAACTTTTGATGAACAACGACAACTTGAAGAATTTGAAAAATGTGCCCTAAGCTTTTTTTACTTTTGTCACAAATATGTTAAAATTTTTCATCCTACGGAAGGTTTGTTGCCTTGTATTCTTTATAAATACCAACGATTTGTTATTAAATGTTATGAGGATAACAGGTTTTCAATTATTAGTAAATTCCGTCAAGGTGGATTGACCACTATAGCTGTCCTTTGGGGTCTGTGGAGAGCTATGTTTAGAACGGACCAAAAGATAATGGTTCTATCTAAAACAGATCGTGAAGCTATAGCCGCTGGTGAAATAGCTAAAAGAGCCTTGGAATACTTCCCATCTTGGCTTAAACCCAAAATGGATGGAATGTCAAAACATGAAAAAATATTCCAAGAAACAGGTTCCTCCCTGTATTTCTATACTCCAGAAGCAGCCCGTGGTAAATCTGTTACCGTACTTATTATTGATGAGGCAGCTTTTATTGATGATATGGAAAGTCATTGGAAAGCTATGTATCCCACAATTAGCACTGGTGGTTCCTGTTTTGTTATTTCCACCGTTAATGGTCTAGGTAATTGGTACGAAGAACAATACCATGAAGCTGAATCTGGGAAAAATGAGTTTAAAGTTATTGACTTAGATTATTGGTTGCACCCTGAATATTGTGCTCCTAATTGGGAAAAAACGGCACTAGCCAATATGGGAGAAAAAGCCTTCCAACAAGAAATTTTAAGGAATTTTCTTGGCTCTGGTGATACTTATATCCCTCCACATATTATTCGTGAATTAGATGAACAAACCAGAGATAAAGAACCATTAAGAATATTGTTCCCAAAATGGGCTAATAAAGAAGAACGAGTGGTAGATTGGGAAGCAGGCGCACTCTGGATTTGGAAAGAACCTAAAGATGGCTGTGATTATATCATTGGTGTTGATTGTGCCGAAGGTGTCGGTGATGATGGCGACAATAGCTGCTTCCAAGTTCTAAATATGCAAACAATGGAACAATGCGCTGAATTTATTAGTAATCGAGTTCCACCAAATATATTTTCGCAAATTATTCAACAAATTGGCGTCTATTATAATGTTGCCTTAGTTGTTGTGGAAAATAACGCCATTGGAAGTGCTGTTGCAAGTAACCTTCATGTATCTCTAGGATATGAAAATCTTTATCATGAAATAAAGAAAAGAACTGATGCAAGACCAGGGGTAAAAATTGGTCTCCAAAATAGACCAGTTTATTTGGAGGCTCTCCAGAATAGATTGATAAATGGTAACTTACTTATAAATAGTAGACGATTTGTTTCTGAATTGACTACCTTTAGATTTGATAGAAGGAAAAAACGGGCAGAAGCACAAAAAGGTAGACATGATGATTGTATCATGGCTCTGTGTATTGCGTTATATACCAGAGATATGATGATGCATGATTTGCCTGTTGGTATTCATGTGCCAGAAGAAACTACTGCTGTTTTTAAATCGGAAATGTTTGAACTTATTAAAAGAGAAATACTTAAAGATACGCCTGATAATGAACTAGAAGGTGATGAAGAACTACCTGATCCTTTCTATATTGAACAAACAGAAGATGAAACAGGATTGGCACTTGGCTTCAGAAGGCGCAACTCCGCTATCCTTTCCGAATTCGGCTGGGTTATCTTTTTAGCACTCTGGTTGGTAAATACTATTGGTGTTTAATATGTATAAAAAATTATTAGAAGAAGCTTTAAAATCAATTCCATCAGATAACAAACATTCCACCCTAAGACTTTGTGTTAAAAGAGCTTTGGATGAAGCAGTCAGTATCGAAAAAAAGAATATAAGGAAACAAGAACAACTGGCCGTCAACCTTATGCAACAATGGAAATTTGACGCAAAAAACAGTATCCTTATAAATCCAAATAATCCAAATCACACAGCGAATACTATAAAGTTTATTGACCAAATGATTGAAGAAGAAAATAAAAAACTACAAAGTTTAAAGAGTAAGCCTTCAATTCCTGATTCTTCGCCAATTACTATCAACGATTAATTTGCATTTGTATAAATATTTTTCGTAACAAAATTCAGCTTCATTGACATCACTTGGCAATAGTTCATCCAAAGGTTGGGAAAAAACATTAGGATTATGTACAAAGGATTCTTTTAATTCTAGGTATTTCTTAATTAATGGCAAACCAACTCCAGACACCATATCAGCCCAAGTTAATAAAACGGCATCTGGCGTCATTCTGAACATCTCATAAATTCTTCTTATTCTTAAACAATAGTGGGTTATCGCTGTCTTTAAATCATAAGAACTAACAAGTAAATTGATGGTTGGTTTGGCTGGACGAATTACATAAATAAATTTGCAAATTTTATATAAATGTTTGCAAGTAAATGAAGTGTTGGAAATTAAATGGTCTCCGTAATAAAAACCACTGTGATCTGACTCTCTATTTTTAAATAATGGTTCTAAATCTAAAGGATTTTCATATTTATATTGCGAATTAGATATGCGCAGTCTAGAATGTTGATTGAGAATAGATATCAATCCTAAAGACCCAGACTCTAAATGACTAACAATAAATACTACATTTTTCATAATCGACACCACTAACTATATTATATGATAGTTATTAAGGGGAAATAATATGATGGTAGTTTGGGCCGACCTATATAAGTCATGGAGTTACGCCCTTCGCCAAGGGCCGATTGAAAAACAGACTCGTTCACAGCAAATTTCTGGTGCTGGTGTCACACAGCCTGAAGCTATTCCCGATATACGTCAAGATGGTTCTTTCTGGGGTGGTGGTCGTGGTTTAATCCGTTTAAGAGATACTAATGATTTTATAGACCTATCATCAGTTACTAATCGTCAATCTCGTTATAAAGAATACGAAAGATTAAGATCCGTACCAGAAATAGAAATGGCTATGAATGCTTATGCTGATGAAGCTTGCTTGGCAGGTCATACCATTATTCATACGCCGTTCTATGGTCCGCAAACAATTCGTTGGTTGGCAGAACACCATGCAGGAGAACGATTCTTAGTCTATTGTTGGGATTTTGAAAAAGAAGATTTTACTTTGGGCTGGGCATCCAATCCTCATAAGGTAAAAACTTGTAAAACAATTAGAGTTAAATTAAGTGATGGCTCTACATTTTCTGCCACGCCAGACCATCGTGTTTTATTGTCTAATTTGGAATGGATACAAGCAGGTGAGCTTAAAAATGGTGATGAATTACTTGCTTTTATTAAAGTGCTGCCAAAACAATGGGTCAATGATAAGAAAAAGATAAAAACTAATCAATTTCCAAGAATCTATACCCATCAAGACGGCTGGAAACATGAAAGAAGATTTATTGATGAGTGGAGAACTGGAGCCAAAGATCCACACCAAGTAGAATTGCAAAAAGGTATGCGATTGGTCGCCCAAGGTGTTCCCGTAAATGATTGTCCAAAATTTATAAAACATGAATGGAAAACCGTAGAATCTTGGATGCACAAAGAAGGCTTTACTTTACAAGAAGTAAGGATGTTAGAGAATTATCCTAAATCTCATAGAGTTATCGCTGTAGAAAAATGGACTGAAATGGATGTCTATGATATGTCTGTAGAAAAACATATGAATATGTGCGGTGAATCCGTAGTGTTTCATAATTGTCAAAAAGGTGAAAACGGACACGTCTTTCGTATAACTTGTGATAATGAAGAAGTTCAAGAAGAATTAGAATGGTTGTTCTTTAATAGAAAAATGTTGAATATTGATGACCCAGGTGTTGGTTGGAATTGGTTTAAACGGCTTTGCATTAATGGTGATGTGTTTCTTGAAGCTATTATGAATACAGATAATCCTAAAGATGGTATCCTTAAACTTTTAGAACTTCCACCTGATAGTATGTTTCGTATCGAAACAACTAAAGCTAGATTGGTTGAATTTCAACAAAGTAAAGAAGGACCAGATTATCAATCACTGACTCGTGCGCCTGTTACTAGTGCTACAGAAGCAGATTTAATGCAAACAACGGCCCTTAGATTTACAGCAGAACAAATTATTCATATTAGATTGGGGGATGATAGAAAAACATTTTATCCATATGGCGTAAGCCTTGTAGAAGCTGCAAGAGGACCAGCACATCAGTTGAGATTGATGGAAGATAGTATGGTGATCTATCGTTTGTGCTTGGTAGGAGATACTAGAGTCCGTACAAAGAATGGTTGGAAATATATTAAAGATTTGAAGATAGGCGATGATGTATTCAGCTACATTGTTTCCAATAACGAAATAATTAATGCCAAGGTTGTAGCACATAAAAATAATGGAGTGCAGAAAACATATACTGTTTCTTCTAAACACATCCAAATAACGGGTAATGAAACTCACCCTATTTTGATAAATCGAGATGGAACAATTAAGTATGTGTTGATAAAGGATCTAATCCCTGGCAAAGATAAGTTAATAACTGTTACGCAAGATGAGGAAGTACCTATAAAAATTCCAAGTATTTTTGGAGAAAAATGGGCCAAAATTAGTTCGATTCAAAGAACCGTTTTCAGAAATTCTATTTATGAAAATAAATTGGAATTAATGAGAAAATGCGGAAATATAGGTAGAATTAGACAATTTTTATATACTGAAGGCAAAGCACTACCTTTAGAGCAAGCATTGAAGATTTGTGATACTTTCGATTTAGACTCAGATCAATTAGAAATTGTTAATAAAGGACAAGTTAATTCAGAAAGAATAAATCTTCCAGAATATGTGGACGAAGAGTTCGCTCGTCTGTTCGGATTTTTAATTGGTGATGGAAGCATACGAGCAGAAGGTATTGGTTACGCCAATTCATTAAGATTTGCTGGTGGTGTTGATGAAGAACAAAATCAGTATTATGCTGGCTTGCTAGAAAAATATTTTGGCAAAGTGAGATTTGATGAAGATAAAAGGTCTGCAAAGAAATTGGGCAATTATACAGTAGATTCTCAAATTGCTTGTCGTGTCTTTTTAGAAATGGGTTATATTCCTGGTGCTAAAAATAAGAGAATTCCAGATTGGGTATTCACTGCTTCAAAAAGTATTCGTAGAGCATTTGTAGAAGGTATCTCGGATGCTGATGGTTGTGAGCGATATACAAAAGCAGGAACTTGGTTCTCTACAATTGAAATTTGTAATCAAAAATTAACAGGAGATATTAAAGAAATTTGGTCATCTATTGGTTTGTGTTCTGGGAAATTAGGCCACAGAAAAAGAAAAGGTGGGCATGAGATAGAACCTGGACGCAAGATGAAACCAACAGAAAGTTTTTTTGTAACAATTTCTGATTGTGAATTACCAAAATATGAAAATGTGCTTTCTGTAGAATTTGCTAAAGAACAAGAAGTTTATGATGTTACAGTTGATAATAGCAACGAAAACTTCATTGCAAACAATACAATCGTACACAATACTAGAGCCCCTGAGCGTAGAGTATTTTACATTGATGTTGGTTCACTTTCTCCTGCAAGAGCCGAAGGATTCATGGAGCGAGTCAAGGATCAATTCAGGAAAAAGAAAGTTGCAACGGCAACCGCTAAGAGTGCTTCAGGTGGAGCTAGTTCGGTAGAAGAACGATGGCACCCACCCGCTGCCGATGAAGATTTCTGGTTACCGATTAGACCGAATTCTAATACAAGAATTGAGACATTGCCAGGGGCGGCCAATCTTGGCGAAATAGATGACGCTCTATATTTTAGGAACAAGTTATTTATTGCATTAAACATACCTAAAAATTATTTTGCCAATGAAGATCCACAATCAACTAGAATTAGCTTGTCTGCACAAGATGCAAGATTTGCCAGAGTGGTTGAGAGATTGCAAGCTAGTTTTGAAAGATCATTGGCTCAGATTGCGGAACTACATTTAAGACTTCTTGGTGTTCCTGATGAGGATTATGAAGACTTACAAATTCATATGACTCCTCCAAGTAATTGGCAGGAACTAAGTCGTAATGAAATTATTACCAATAGAATCAATAATGCAAATGGTCTTAAGGGTTCCATGTTAATGTCAGATTTTGATATCTTGACAAAGTTTATGCAATATTCTGAAGAGGATGCCCAAAAAATGATAGCTCGCATGAGAATTCAGAAACTTGAAGACTTCAAACTGCAAGTGTTGGCTCAAAATCCGCAACTATTGGGTGTAGGCACACCTGGACCTAATGAGACAGAGATGGGTGCTGCTCCTGGTGGACCTGCTCCTATGCTTGGTCCAGATATGGGTGGCATGGGCGCACCACCTCCAATGGGCGCTCCTCCTGGTGGACCACCGCCGATGCCCGCTGGCGCTCCACCAATGCCACCACCCGCCAAATTAATTTCTGGATCAATGGCAGAACCAACACCTGAAGAAATTAAGAAATATGACCTTGATATCAAGAGTTATGATTCTGAAATGGATGCTGAAGAAGTTGATTTTAGCGAGGCATAATATGACATGCGTTGACAAGTGTTTTGTGGGAATGACAAAAGAAGAGTTTGCCTTATAGTTTTTCGTATCGGCAACAACCCCAGACTGGCGAAGTGTGAATTACCCTCCCACAAAAGGAGGATTTCCAAGCTAACTTAACTGCTTGCCAATGTGGCAAGACTTACACTAGAACTCACTTGGCTATCTCCTGTATTCCCCAGGTTCATCATTCTTAAACCTTCGTTTAAGATGTTTTTACTAGCATTATAATCTCTATCCTGGTTAGCAAAACAACTCCAACAAGTCCATTCTTTTTCTTCCCCTAAATCTTTATTCTGCCATCCACACTCTGAACAAAGTTGGGAAGAAGGAAACCAACGATCTATTTTAATTATTTGCCTTATACATCAACTTTTGAACAAATGAATAAAAACAACAATCGTTTAATTGTCGATGAAGGGATTTCTCCTTCCACCTTGGTTGTTTTCTTTGTTCTGGGTCTTTGTTTTTCAGCATTGACTTTACACTCAAATCTTCAATAATAATGATTTGGTTCTCATCAATTATTTTTTTAGATATTTTGTGTAAGAAATCTTCACGAATATTACTTTGTTTTAACTTTAATTTATTTAACGCTAATTTTGCTTTGTTTCTTCGATTGCTTCCTTTGGTTTTTCTACTTACTGCTCTTGCAAGGAAGCGTTCTCTTGCTTTATACATTATTGTGGCTGGACGAGGGTTAGCGTATCTTTCATCTTCACTACTTACAATATATTGAACATTTAGATCTAAACCTACAATTTTAGTTATTTTTGGTAATTCTTCTATTTCTTTTTCACAAGTAATAGAAACATAATATTGATTAGCTTTGTTTTTACTAATTGTAGCAAACTCAATTTCGCCTTCTAATGGACGATGGAGAACAATTGGTATGCCTTCACGAAACTTTGCTATACTTAACTTATTGTCTTTTATTTTAACATCTTGAGGAACACGAAAACTTTGTTTTTTATGTTTTTTCTTAAATTTAGGAAATCCGCACTTACCCTTCCACTTGCCTTGTTTTTTTAACTTACACTTCTCAAAAAAATTATCAAATCCATTTTGTAAACATCGGGCTGCGTATTGAAGTGATTGACTTCCTACTTCTTTCAACCATTCGTATGTTTTCTTTAATTCGGGGATTGATTTGGTGTTGTCGTAAAAATTTAATGATTTGTGTTCACTTTTGTAAGCATCAATACGATTACGAAGAAATTCATTATATAAAAACCTTGTATGACCAAAATGTTTGGCTAAAAGTATTTGTTGCCTCTCTGTTGGATATAACCTATATTTATAAGTAAATTGATGCTTCATTTAATGGGTTTAGTTGCCTTTTTAATTGGATAAACTTGTTCTAATGCCTCTCTTATAAGGTCAGAAAGCGTTAGGTTTTCATTTCGTTCAAGAGACAAGCGGTGAGACATTTGTGTTAAATGTTCTGCTTGTTCATCTTCAAAATTGACACATATCTTTTTCATACTATAATTATATAGTAATCTAATTATATTTTTCAAGATTATTTTTGAATTATTTTCACTTATTTTAGTTGCGGGCATTCATCCCCTACCACAAGGGTTTGACCTAGTTCGCATTATTCACTCGCTCCGTTCGTTCATATCGCTCACAGGTCAAACATCAGAGATGTAAAGGTTTTCTGCCCGCACGACCTATAAAGAAAGCCTCCATTTCTAGCAATAGCACGAAATAAATCCCATCTTCCTGTGTTTTGCAAATAAACAGCAGTGGGAAATTTGCCTGATTTTTTCCAAATAACATTTATTTCATTAATTATTTATTTCGTTCCATTTATTCATGTTTCATCATTTTCTACATATTCAACAATAAGCTCCCTCACAACTTCTGAAACTGTTTTATATCTTTTCTTACATTTTTTTTGTAATTTTTCAAATAATGAGGGATGAACTCTAATATTAATGTCTCTTGTTACTTTTTCTTTTTCCATATAATATTATATAGTGTCCTACATTATTTTTCAACAAAAAAATATTTATTTTATGAGAAATTATTCTTTTGTTCTCAATGCCGTTGATGCAGCTGATGATGAAAAAGTGCCAAGATATTTATAATCATTAAGCTC